CCGGTGCTTACTCCTGTAGAAAGGAGTTTGTCTCAAGATTGGGTAGCCCCTCTTTCAAGAAGGTTTGTTTATATGGCGTGTGTTGGGCCTTATATGGTTTACGAGGAGAGTTTGCCCCGATGAAAATCCCAAAGCATTACATAGGCAAGGTCGTCAAGCTGACATGGGAAGATCCCCGAGGGGGCGGTGAACGAGTAGACATTGTCTCCGCGCCGAAGGGTAAAGCTGCTCTAGCGAAATGGGAGGAGTATGGATTGGTGGACGATATTACCGATGGTGTGGTCAGGATCAGGCATAGCGACGCTTATAGTCCAGGCGATAAAGATCCTGATGAGGCGTTGTTCACGTGGGTGGTGGAAGATTTGGTCGTGAGCGTGGTGGTGTTGAGTCCGGAGGTTACACCGTGAACACTGATTCACCGTGGGTAGTGTTGGGCTTTTTTGTAATTGTGTTTTTGGTGACAGCTTTGGTGAAAATATATGGGTGATTGGTTTGTTTGGCTAATGACTGCGTTAGAGCTTATAGCCGGGGTCTGCTACTTGGTTGGCGGGGACTGGCCCCGTGCAGCTTATTGGGGATTTGCGTCTATACTCTGCGCCTCAACAATATTTATGAAATAGGAGGATGTTATGACAATCGCAGAAGGTGAAATTCAAGCAGTGATTAAGGATCGTTTGGGCCGGACAATCGTTGCAGGCAACACAATCGTTTATCCCACACGGCCCGGAGGAAAAGGACCACTTCAGTTGGGGACCGCCATTGTGAAGAGCGTCAACACTCACACGGGCACCTTGACGGTGTTCAATGACTCCGAACGGCTTGCCACCATTGACCGGACGGATAGGGTGGCTGTTATCACCGTTTAACCAGGGGTAAACACGATGAAAAAAGGGTGCAATTGCGGTAGGTGCTTTAAGGTGTATTTCGATTATTATTGGATGGAGTATTATGCTTTTGAGATTGAAAAAGCGACAGCCGCGTTAAGGAGGGTACTTGAAAACTATTCTATTCGACGTTGACGGTGTGTTGGCAGATTTCGTGTATGCCTTCACAAGAGAATGTGGCATAGAGCCTTACAGCACGCCGCTACTACAAGTATGGGATTTTGGGGACACGATCTCAAAGAGTGTTCAGAGCAAAGCTTGGGAAAAGATTATCAAGACGCCTATGTGGTGGGCGGACTACGTACCTACCCTAGCTTCTTTACAAGAGTTTGGCAGAATCGACGATCTGACTCTTGATAACCAAGTGGTGTTTTGCACTAACCGGACGGGCACTCCGAGCCCACAACGGCAAACGGAAGCTTGGTTAATTATGCAGGGGAATATACTAAACCCCCATGTAATCGTGTCCAAGCGCAAGGGTGACGTGGCGAAAGCAATCGACGCGGACTATGCGATTGACGATACGGCGGAGAATGCGGCTTGCGTGCATTGGATTGCGGACAGCAAGCCTTGCAAGTCGTATATCCTTGATCGTCCGTACAATCGAACAAAATTCTTACCTACCAAGGTGAGACGTGTGTTTTCTGTGGCAGAGTTTCTTGAAGACGTTAAGACAGGAGTATAAAAAAATGCAATGGATTGTGTTTCTAAGAGAGTTGGACGAAGCGCGTAGTAAGGTCAGGCAAGAGAATCTTAACAGTGAAGTGGATTGGGCAAAGCCTTTCCTACAAAATCTTCTCTTCGTGTTGACCGAAAACAAGGTGACAATCATTCCGGAGCCAATCGTTGAAGCTCCGAAGGAAGCGGCGAAACCGCGTGTTCTCATGGTAGGGGGCCAGGTTATCAACAAGGGTAAGGAAGAAATGAAGATAACCCCTATCCCTCGACAGCCGGACAACACGGTTAATAAAAGCGTGGATCTTGTGCAGACGGATAAAGACGGCGCGCCACTCGCAGTTCAGCCCGCCTGGAACGAGGGGGATACATGAGCTTGGAACCTACTGAAGACGTGACGGCTTACCATTGGTCATCCGTAGAAAAGAAAAAAGAGGCGGTTTTGTTTTCGGACTTGCTAGAGGATACGCACGTAGCTGAGAAGGGCGGACATCCACGGTTTCATGAAATCTTGGGAGAGCTAAGCCAGCTTCATAATCGCAAGAATCACGATTACGCTGCGGGGGGTAAGCAAGGGCCGTTGGGCAACTTCGAACGGACTTCGACAATCATGTCCCTTTATCCGGGCATGGATTGGGACTCACCCTTCGGTGTTGCAATGGCCTACATGCTCAAGCAGCTTGACGCTGCTTTTATCCTGCGGGCTCAAAAGCGGAAGAGTATTACCGGCGAACCGATCCCGGCCAGGTTGAAAGATGTTGCAACTTACACTGTGATTGGGATGGTAATAGCAGAAGAGGAGGAGAACCTTGGAAAAGCACATAGCGATACTTGAGGTTAAAGAAGAGTTTGATAAGGCGTCTGGAATATACGCCCCGTTTAATTCGGCACACGAGGGCTTTGCAATCCTAAAGGAGGAGGTTGACGAACTATGGGACGAAGTGAAGAAGAACAGCAAGATTCGAACAACGGAGAAGCTATGCGAGGAAGCGACCCAAGTGGCAGCAATGGCGCTCCGGTTCCTAGTGGATATTTGCTAACACGGGCGGACCGCCGTCGCAGCGCCAGAGCGATAGCAAAGAGTTTGACTAAAGCACCGGACCAAGATCCGACCATTGAGAACGAGCGACAAAAGAAAGCTCGGGAATTCCGTAATCGCTATCGCACTGCCGGACTTCCGAATGCTAAGAAGTTTCGCAAGCGAAGCCGTGTGGCGCGTCTCACTGAAGAGTTAAAGTTTTCTCATTCCTTCCTGCACCAAGCGATCTCAGCAATGAAGGTGTGGGAGCCTATCATTCAGCAAGTGGCGAATGAGGAGAATTGGATCTTGCGAACGGACGACCATACCGGCGAACCTGAAGTGATCTGGAATGGGGACGACACCTTAATTGACAACGCACAGCAGGCGTTGAAGATCCTACAGCCGAAGGAGGCAGCGCCTAGTAGTTATTCCATGCCGGTAGCAATTTTGAAAGGAGGGTCGGATGTTACGAATGAACTTCCCGGACAGGAAAGCGAAGCGGCGACAGGAAGCGGAGGAGAGGAACAAGCGAACGTTGCCAGAGAGGCGGAGAAAAGCCCGGTTGAATTCTTCGACGGAGAGCCTAAAGAAAGCTGGAGAACCGAGGTTGCAGTCGAGTTAGACCATGCGAGGGCGAATGACGGCCTTATAAGTGTTAAGGTTTCAAGTGACTAGCTCACTTGAACCAGGCGAAGCCCCCGAAGCCCGCCAGTAGCGGTGTGACAATTGTCCAAAACACTTTCTTGATCGTGGCGGTTGTGTGCTCTAAGTCACGCAACCGTCCACGAACACCGGGGTATTCATCGCACCCGTCAAGAGTTTCTTTAATGTTTGTCTGAAACTGTTCGTCTTTCTTGCAATGGTCCTCCATTGTTTTAATCAGAGAATCTATCTTGTGCTCTATTACTTCCAAGCTACTCACTTTCTTTTCCCCCTTCTGCTGCTAACACGGCATGCACGGCCTTGACGGCCTTTATTCCTTCCAGTGAACCGGGGGCTGATCGAAGCAACGCCTTTAGGGGGTTTCTTCCCTGCACCGAGGATATCAGTACGCCCAATTCCCGAGCCCCGAGAGCGATAGCCAGACCACCCAATGACCGCTTAACACCGCTAGGGCTTCCCATTGCCGTACTCAATACGCCTGTAGTGAATACACCGGACCCAATTGACTCAAGCCGCTGCGCCACTCTTCGCGGGGTGCCTAGCGTCTCATTGATTTGCTTCTCGATACTGTTGACGCTGGTCTTAAGGTTTGTCTGTTCAGCTTTGATTTGTTTACCAAGGCCCGCAAGTTCTTCTTTCAGTCGGTTTTGCTCTCCTTTTTGCAACACCTTGCCTTGCTTCTGGTAGTTCGCAATCGTGGCCTTTGCAAAATCGTCAATGCTTCGTCGCTTTGAATTCCCAAGCTGACTAAACACCGCGTCGATATCTTTGAAAGCAGTTTCCCCAAGCCCCTTGCGAAGCACTTCATTGCCCGTGTTGGTTGGATCTTTGTAACTAGCCCACCACTTTATATGTTTATCGGGATTGTAAGCCCCGTTTTCCATAGCCTGTTCAATCCCTTTGTTCATGAAGGATTTATTCATCTTCTCCCACTGCGCCGGATCTTTAATTAGCTCACGGGCACGGGTGATAGACTCAACAGATTTATTATCTAACACTTTACCGGAAGCTGACACGGTAGGTCGGTAGATGCTATCAATCACACGCTCCGGGGTGCCCTGGGCGATCTCGCGAGTGACAGAGCCCTTAGAGAAGTAGGGCACGTACTCTTCTTTGTACTTCTGATTGGCCGCTGCATATCGTTTGCTGAGACTACCACTGCCCGCAGCAATGTCCGCGTCCAGGCCGTCGATTAGTAATTGCGTTTTGCGTCGGTCGTTATCACTCTTCATTGCTCGATAGCCGTCCGAAAGCCGCTGACGCTCGTTAATCAAATCGCGGACGGTGGCGTTCTTATCCGGCACTTTCGAGTTGCCAAGGAATTCGTCAATGACACCTTGCACGCGATCCCGCTCCGGACCGTATGAAGAGTTTAGCTGCTCCTTCAAAGCCTGATAGGTGTCGTCCGCCTCTTCGCCTAGATTCTTTGGAATGCGACCGGCCACCTTTTCAGGGGTCCCCTGAAGAGTCTCGGTTATTCCAAGATCCTTTTTGAGCTTGCCGCCAGCAGCAACAAACTCATTAGCCGTCGTAGGAATAGTGGAGGCTTCCAACTTAAGCGGATTGTAGATTTTCTCAAAGGTGTCTTTAGCCTCCTCGAATTTCTGGTTGAAGCCCTGCTGATATCCTGCGCCTGCTTCCTTGCCTAGTGGTGCATTAGCAGCGAACCTTGCGCGAAGATCCTTTGCCGTGGGAAGACTCATACGCTCTGCTTGTGCGATTGACTCCGCCGATTCAATGGCGGACTCTGCATTGCTTGCGATAGATGCTTCCTTAGCAGCGGATCCCGTTGTAGCGGATTGCACGCGGGCGTTCAGTCCGGCTTCTCTGGCCGCTGAATCTGTAATGGCTGTGTTCAGTTCATCCCCGAGCTTGTCCGTCTTCATGCGGCCCGAAGTGACCCACTTGTTTCCGGACGCTACCCCACTCTTCACCAAGCGATCAACAACCGGTTGCACACGGCCCGCAAGGAGAGCCATTGCGACGTCACCGGCTATCGCCGCTGTGTTGCCTGCTCCCTTAGATCCCGTAACCTTCTCGACCGTATCACCCAAAGCCGCTGTAGGGTTTTGCAGGTTCGCGAACAGCGAGCCGCGCAACCGTAGGGCTCCCATGAGGGTATTCCCAAGACCGGTTTTGAGTAGGGGGGCAAGGGCTTCTTCTCCTAAAGCGGCTGCCCGCTCTTGCCATGTGCTACCTTTCCAATCCCGTTGGAATACAGAGGGGCCGGTGCGCTCCGGTACAAGGAACCGCAGAGGGTCGTTTAGTAGGGTGGAAACCCCCTTGTTTATGTCATTCCAGCCACCTTTAAGCTCCCCGAGGACACTTAGCCTTTCCCGAGGGGCGAACGTCTTGCCTGGGGCTTCTGGCGAATCAACCGGGGTGACTTTGAGGCCAAATTCATCCGTATCACCCCGGCCCTTCTTCTCCGTAATCTCGGTAACTTCTAAGCCAAATTCATCCTTTGCCATGATTAATAGCCCTTCTTGTACACCCCTGAGTCTAACGCCTTTTGGATCTGCTCCGGAGTCCCTTCCAATTTAACCGACTTGCCGTCCGAAGCACGAATATACGCGGGGGTTTTCTCTTCACGGGTTTGTAAGGGCTGGACCTGCTGCACCCGCTTGCCTTGAATATTGAAGTTCTTTACAGCAGTGCGGTGCTTTAGAGCAACGTCGTCCATCACGGCCCCTAGCTGTTCCTTATACAGCTTGCTTCCCACGCCTGGTTTACCCAAAGCACGCAAGGCTTTCTCAGCGTCGAAATTGCTGAAGCGCGTATCCCCGGCCAGGCCGCGAAGATCAATGCCAAGCAGTCCGAAGTGCGCAACGAAAGCTCGATCCGCGTCCGAAAGTCTTCCGGCTAATTCGACAGGAAGGGCACCGTTACCGGACCCCATTGTAGCAATAGCTAGAGCCAAGTCGGCACTCACCTTGCCAGTCTTGGCCGCTGTGGTTTCGTCGTATAGCTCGTTTAGTTTTCCAAGCTTTCTATATGAGTTTTCCGCGAAGCTGACTCCTGCCATTTCGGTTTTGTCCAAGGTCCGCGCTTTCTTCTGTGCTTCCACTCGTGCAAGCGTCCTTAGATCGATTGCGCCGGACGCAACATAGCTTGCGGCTTTGTCGTCATACTCCGGACTGCCGATTGATTTCATAAGGTCCGCCGCCGCTGCATTCTTGTTAAGATCCCCGCCGCCTTGTGCATCATTCGCCATGTCTGCGCGGATCTTGCCGGTCTGCGCGTTGCGCAAGTTAATCTCTGAAGGCGTCTCCCCTGTCAACGATTGCATCGCTGCTGTTTGTGAACCTGGAGCCCACTTACCGGAAGCCATTTCATCACCGGCCTGGAGAAGATCGAACAGCGACCGCCCGCCAGCGCCAGGCACTTTATACCCCGTGGCCCCTGCCCTGCCGATGTTCTCATTCACCGCGTTCATGGGATAGAGTGCTGCCATTTCTTGAGGAGAGCGAAGGGTGTCCGTAATGCTACGAGAGCCTGGAGTGTAAGCCTGCGGAGCCTGCTTTGCACTGCCGACGGCGGCAAGCACGTCCGCAAGTTGCTTCTGCGCCTCTTGCTCATCCCAAATATAACCTGAAGGAATTGTGATTAGTTGCTGTGCCATAATTTATCCGTTTAGCCAGGTAAGATTGCCCCAAGGCGACCAACCGCCCATTGTCGTTTTCTTAGTCGCTTCTGCCGGACCTGTGGTGGTGCTGCCCGTGGTGGTGGTGGTTTCACCCTTCATCGCCCCGAGTATCGGCGCAACTTCCCCGACAGCCGTTTGATTGGCGGACACGTAGGAGGGCATCAACTCACCAACGAGCTTTGCCGCAAGCTCCATTTGATTGCGACCGACGCCCGCAGCATACTGACCGACACTGGTCCCATAAGCTCCGCTCCGGAGTCCGGATGATCCGCCAGCTATACGAGCCGCGTCGGAAAGATCCTGATAGCCCTTATCGATCTGCGGACGCATTCCCTCAAGGATACCTTGCAGGGAATTCTGAAAGGTGCTGCTCTTGGTGAAGTCCCCGAGGTTCGTCAGGTTGTTCAGGCCGGTCTGCGCACCGCCGCTAATCAGGTCAACGAGGTTTAAAGCCCTGCCCTCATCTAGGAAGGTCGGAGAAGAAGTTGTACTCGTGTTCTCCGTGCTCTGTGTCCCTTGCATTGATGCTTGGGCTTGTGCAAGTGCGGCTTGGGCTTGTGCGTTTTGTAACCCCGCCTTTGCTTCAGCATAGGGGTTAATTGGTTGTGGCATATATCCGACAGACATTTACTTTTTCTCCAACCATTCGATTTTATCTTCTAAACTTTTAATTATTACTTTCAGGTCCGCCACGTGCTTTTCCGCAGCAGCGGCCCGCATTATCTGTTTAATCATGGCGTCGCATGCCTCTTCGAATGTAATCATGCTATTGCCCCAATCCTAGATACCGAAAAAGCTCCTGCATCTTATTCGGTTGCGGCTGAGGCACTTCCGTTGCGCCAACGTCAGTAGCAAGAGGGCCTTGATAGGGGCCGGACTGCTGACTAGTTGTTGACGGGGGCATCGGAGCCGGTCCGCCTGAAGTGGTGGACAAAAGGTCCGCCAGTGATTTGATGGGGGCCATATTCCCCATGTTGATTAGAAAATCTGTTAGACGCCGCGCCGGGTCCGTTACTGAGTTCGTCGGCGCTACTGCTTTTTCTTTACCTGCCATTTGATACTCCTTCTTTTATCCACCGCCATAAATTATTATACCCACGGCTGTTGTCCCTGCTCCTGCAATCCGACACCACACTTTGTCTCCACTGGAAGTTGGATAGGCTATCGCCGGACCATAGTGGCCCAACACTTCAGAGGAGCCCTCATCCGATTGAGCAAACCCCATACTTGTAACTGCGCCTGAGTTAGGCCCAACTCCAATCTCAATCAAGTTGGTTGTTGCACCCACGTTTGTATTTCCTAGTAGATCCATTCCGACTTGCCAGAGCTTGTGATTTTGTGCCGTGGTTCCTATTTCAGTCCATGCCCCAAAGGCTCCGCTCGCTGGAGTGACTGAAGTGCCGCGTGAACTAGCAGCGTTCACACCGTAAGCAACCCAACTGTTTTCTACCACGCCAACATATCGAGACCTAGATTCGGTGAAGACAACCACACCCACGCTATCATTGTTGACGGTGGTTTGTGATCTAGCTTTAATGGCATTGCCGGCGGGGATGTTTAATCCGGGGAAGTAAAACGCTTTACCACCACCCGCCGCTGTGCTTGCTCCACCAATAGCATTGATAGCCGCTTGCCCTGCATTAATATCAGGAATGACAATTGTGTCTCCCGCGCCATAGGCTATATCAACCAACAAACCTGTATCGGTAGCGGCGACGACTACCGTGTGCACAATCACTAACAAACCGAACACGTCATAAGCAGGAGTCATTAAAGTAGCATAAGCACCTTTGGTATGTGTGCCTGCTGCATTTGTGACCGTGGTTCCGTTTCTTGCTGTAGCGGTAAGGTTAGTTTCCGCCGATCCCGCAGCTTGCAACACTGCAAGTTGGGTGGCTATCAGCTTTCCTTTTGCGTAGCCGTGCATTTACGCAATCTCCGATCTGTAAAGCGACCAACTGACATTGCCAAGTAGATCGTACACACTCACGATGGTATCCTCGTTCAAGGTTGCGCCTGCTAAGCATTCAAAGGTATCATTGCCGGGTAATGGCAAATCGTAGTAATTGTAATGTTTGTTATCAATTGCGGCCCCGGCTATTCGCACTGCCACCCGTATCGTCGTGGGAGTGCCGCTTCTGTTGCAGGCAATTAGTTTGCTCACCACTGCTTGTGTGTTGGAGGGCACCGTGTATAAAGTTTCCAATGTCGCTGCTGCTGAATCAAGTTGTACTGGGTCAGGATAAGTTGTTGCCATTTATGCTCCTAGTAAAAGGAAGGGATGAAAAGTTGCTCCACCGCTTCCACCGCCATCCGTGAGCCGTTCCGCTAATTGGTCCAGCGCCTCTTGCACGTCACCGGGGTCCGCTCCTCCGTCCCAATCGGTTACTTCTGCTGGCGTAAAGGTTACATCCTCTGCATCTACTAAGCCGCCAGCACCGACCGTTGTCCAAGACAAACCACCCGATCCATCTGTTACAAGAATATCATCCGCGTCACCGTCATTATTCGGTAACGTGTAAGTGACATTACCGGCTAGGGCCGGGACAAGGAATTCAATATAGTTTGTGCCGGACCCCGAGGGCTCCATCATTCGAAGCCTGCTGCCCGTTGCACCGCCACCGATGATGATGTTTCCGCCTTCATCAGCGATGAATATGTCACCCTTCGTAGCGTTTGACGTGCTTCGCAGCGTCAAATCGTCACCGGACCCCGTGCCACCTTTCACAATCTGTCCGCCTGATCGACCGACTAATAGGAGGTACTGCGCGTGATCGTCGTCGGTCAGTCCGCCGATAGAGCCGTGGTCTAGCGTGGACTGCGCCCGCCAACTTGCGTCTGTTCCGTCGCTACCAAGGTAAGTGCCCGCACCGCCTATGGTCAGTTCGTCCCACTTTGGCGTGCTGTTGCCGTAGATTAAACTTCCTCGTGAAACAGCATCCGCAACTGTGTCCGAATGCTCCGAAGCATTCAATAAGGTGTGAGGAACAACGAACCCGCTTGTTGCATTGGTGCAGAATTCATCACCGTCTTCATCCTTAAAACAGAATACACTCTCGCCGGACCCATTGTCTTTGACGTAAAAGCGAAGGGTGTTAGGGCGAACCCGTGAAGGGGCGGTGACTTCTGCCGCTTCAACGTAGCTCATGAGCGTAATTCGCTCTAGTCCAAGATGAATTGCCATTAGTTTTTAAGATGCTCTTTCAATGCGAGCAATGCTTCCTCGGGATTACTTGCGCTTGCTACCCACAAATCTTTTATGAGGCGCAACGCCTCCGCCTGGCCGTGTTTACCTTTGAGCTTGGCATAAGCGTTCGTCACAATGCGTCGAGCTTCGCAGTTCGAACAGCCCGTCTTGCCAAGAAGTTTAGCCACGGGTTTCGCTAGGGCCTTTATCCAATCGCCCTTCCCTTCCCCGATCTCCGCGTTAAGCTCGCCTGCAAGGATCATAAAGGTGTTGGGTAGACGGGGCTTCTCGCCTTCCTTGAGCCCACAATTGACGTTGATACCCACAATCTTTTCACCGGGAAGCTTCTCGAATGGAACATTCTCCGGAATCTCACGTTTATTACCTTCGATATCTTTTAGAATTACACAAGCCAATGTTTTCTCTCTCCTTAACCGTTGGGTGTGTCAGTGACCGCCACAAACGCTGCGGACGTGCCTCTAAAATCTGTGGCCGTCACCACGGCCCCGTCCTTAAATTCAAGTTCGCAAGGTGCGCAACCGTCAGCGATCATGTCCCCATCCCTTGTGTCGCAAATACAAGAAGTGTAGGCTTCCGAGCATGGGTCCGCTATCGGCAAATCTATGCATAATAATTCAATTCGTTCGAAAAGAGGCGAGGGGCCGTCCGCTATGTTACAAGACCAAGTAGCATCGCAACATGCCAAAGCATTCCCGACCGCACACCCGGACAGGGCTTCTTCATCACAACCCCAACTCTCAAAGGTGCAAAGCGTGGTGCAAGGGCTGGTTACACAGTTGGTACAATACTTTCGGGTCTTAACATACGCAATGCCCGGTACGTCACCGTTATTAGAAGGCTTACATAGCTGGAATACTCTGTTCTTGGTGGTGATACTAGTGCCAGTCTGACCGCCACCCTTAAGGATTCCTGCCGTTGTTTCGATTGTGAAGGGTCCCCACCCCCCACAAATCTTCATCGTCACGCAACCGGACTCACTTGCACACGGGTCGCATTCGCCGCTAGGGTCGCAACACTGAATCGACAATTCCCCCGTGGGCGGACAAGGGCAATTCCCGTTGCCTCCCGGCCCTCCACCACCACCCGGTAAGTTAGGTATGGGGCCTGGACTCGTTGTGCCCCCTGATCCCCCGCTCCGGGGGCCGGTGATACGTCCGAAGTGGCAGTCGTCCCCGTGGTTGTCGCATTCGTTAGGCCATCCACAAATTCCAACTGTGGTGGCGGATGGAACAACAAACTCCGTAGGCGGACACACACCACCGCACCCAATGATCGTAATCGAAGTGATATCGACGGTGGTGATAATCAGAAACGCTTTACAGTTCTTCGAGCAATCGAGCACCACCTTGCCGTCTTCCGCACAGATAATGCACTGATCTTCATAGGCCGGTTGACCGTTGCCTTGGAAAGCCGTGGACCGAAGATTCTGTCCGTAGTTGAGGGCGACCACTTCACCCATGATGTTTAGGAATTCAGGATTGTTTTCCTGAGTAAATGAAGGGATACCGGGGGTTGGAGCAAGCTTGGTTAAGTCCGGACATTCGTGCGTCCAAGTGGCGAATTCATCGGTCCGCGTGGCCCCGCCGTCTTGGCTTAGCTCATACCAATACTTCGTGCCGCCGACTAAACCTTCGATATCCGTATCCTGATAAATCCCAACGCCAGCAGCGATAGCAGTTATCAAAGAGAAGTCTACACCGTTTGTTGATCGGTAAATCAACACGGGGTCCGCACTGGCAGGAACATCCGTCCAACGAACTGTGATATCTGTGGTGGACGTGGACTCTGCCCGCGCATCTGTGGGCACTGCCATTAGGGAAGCTCCTCGACCGCCTGGCCGTTCGTCTTTATAACCTGGCCGTTCGATCCGCCTGCTACACGGCCATAAAAACAATCATCGCCCTGATTATCGCATTCCAGAGGCCACCCGCATATTCCGATATCCGCAGCAGCAGCGATCTCAAAATCTATTGGAGGGCAGACACCGGCACACCCTATCAGCGTAATGCTATTTATGTCCGCAGTGACGACCACCAAGAATGATCCGCACCCTGCGGAGCAATCAAGCACCAATTCTCCGTCAGCACCCGGACAGGCTACGCACTGATCGAAGGGAGAAGGCGAGTAGCCGCCAATGAACACAACACGGTTGTTATTTGCCTGCACCTGCTCCGCTATGGAGTTTAGCCGCTCTGCCGTGTCCCCTTCATCAAAATGAGGGATAGCTTGACGCCTTAGTGTTAGGTCCGGACAGGTCTGTGTTACAACGGTGACAGCGGAAGAAAAGGTTGACCCATTGTCATTTGTGACCTTGTACCAATACTTAACCCCGGCTGTGATATCCTGGTCCGTGTAAAGCTGCACACCGAGAGCAACATCCGCCGCGATCTCTGCATAACTAGAGCCGTCCGTGGACCGATAAACATCATTCGAAGCGCCGCCGTTATCCGTCCACCGAACAACATTAGCGTCCGATTGTGTGGATTCTACACGCGGATTAGTCGGAGCCGCCATTTAGCCCACCTTGTTGACGTTAGTGGACGCGCTTTGTAACCGATAGGCTCCTGCGGGCTCATAGAGAATATCAACCGGGGGCATCCACTCTGTAAACGTGCTTGCTCGGTCGTGAAAGAATTCAACCTTGACTTTGAAAAGGTCCCCGAGCAAAGGGAAGTTGGGCCGGTATAGGATCTCCGTAAAATCACCGCCGTCATTCTGCCCTTTCAATTCGAAGAACTTTCGAAAGAGATAGCGGGCCTTGCCATCAACAGCCACGGACACCGCCACCCTACCCCCGAGCTTGCGTCGAAAGCGAAGGCCGACGCCTGTTAGGTATTTGTCTCCGGGTTCCTCGCAGTCCGTCCAGTCGATAGCGTAATAACGACTCACCGCCGTGCCGTTGTCGTCCGTGGACCCTTCGTCGTCCAGCTTATAAACATCCGTGTTGTCGCAGGCTAAGAGCTTTTGTGCTGTTACGTCGTCGTCGTCTTGGTAATAAATTGCATGATCGAAATGGTGTCCGTCATAGGCCAGGTCCGTAAACTCGCCCGTCTCGACATTAACAATCAACCGGCCACGGTTGAACGTATCGCTTGCGCTGGTCGGATAGAAAAGAGTGTAGGTGCTGTCCTTCGGAGAGCCGACGCCCACACATTGATGGGCTGAAGCCTGATACATCACTCTATCAAGGTGGTGTTGAAACTTGGCCGGAAGTTCTTTCACGGTCTCGCCGTCGCAAAACACAATCCGGAAAGCTCCGTTTAAAAAAGCGTGTCCTATACTACCAATCTTAGCCAGGCTGGCCTTGGCCCCGATCCCCTGCGAATAGCGCAAGCGTTTTTGAGAGAAGCGAAGCTGTCCGCCGATGAACCGCACCCTGATAATATCATCGGTCTTGTAGACCATGACATTATCGCCCAGGTCATCACCGATGATTACATAACCCTTCGTTTCATCGAAGCGTAATTCGTTACCACCGCACCCGGACCAATCGACGTCAAAATCATCCGAGTAGACACCCTCGTATTCATCCCATGCGGACCCATCGTCCGAGGTATGGAACAAGAAGAGGAAGCCCCAATTTTGAGCAATGCTTTTGCAGTAGGGCGGTGTGCCGCCGACAGCGGAGATGTTTCCCGAGCCGGACCACTTGTAAGGCCGAACAACGGTGTTCGTGAAAACGAAATACTCCTTATGCACAACGCTTTGGGGAATCATCGTAGCCGTGCCCGACAAGGTTGCGGCCCCGGTGATGTTCGACCACGCCGCCGCGCCCGGAGCCATCTTCTCGACACGATTCGGAGTGATCCGCATGTAGTTATCGAACCACGTGCTCAAGTGGCGAATAGGGGTGTCCGCCGCGTCAGTGGCCGTCTCTAGGACGGACAAGCCCGCACGTCCCCACACCCGATTGTAGCGAACGTAAACGTTCTTCAAGTCGCGGGTGTATTCACGTTGCGTGATATCGGAGTAGTCGTGTAGACCTTTGAACTCCGTTATTCTGTGAATCTTCTCAGCCACTATTGCCACACTCCGGTAATGAACTGTTGCGCGATCCGTTTAGCCCGTCCGTGAACTTGCGACGCCCACACACTATTAAGCGCATGGCGGGCCGCATCTTCCCATCTACCCTCTTTGAGAGCCGGTAGCATGGACTGGAATTGTAAAAGCTTGGGGCCGAGGTTGAAATACATATTCAGCAAAGCCCCTAACCTAGCTTCGTCAAGTTCAATTGCCCAAGGTAACGCTTTAACAAGATCCCTAAAATGATCGTCGTAATCTTCTTCAAAAAGAAAATCGATTGCCTTATTCGATAGAGGACGTTGCATATTCCGACCGATCCCGATTGTAGGAATGCCCAAGCTATCGTTATAAAGCTTCTCCTTGCGACCTTCGTCACGCTCAAGCTGTTTTTTTACACGATCAAAAAAACTCATGCGTTCACCGATTTGTTTCTCACCCGTATTTCAGCAATCTTGTAAGGTGTCTGTGTTGCGCTTGTCATTGTGACCTTGCACACGAGCCGGTAATCCATTCCGATAGAATCATCCCCGATAGCGGCAAGAGTGACTATCACCGTCGCGCCGCTGATCGATGAAGTTGTCACACCCGTGGAAGACATTTCGTTGTCTGCCGAATCGAACATGGTGATTGTCTTCGTCGCGACACTATCACCGGACGGCACTTCGTTCGTGAAATCAAAAGTGTACTTCGCGACTTCTGCCGAATGTTTTACTAGGTATCCGTCAATCATTGTCCTACCTGTGCCTGAAGGATCTTAGCCGCTTCGCTTGCGCTCATCTGATTTGCGGGCTCTCCTAGACGCTTGTTCGTGAAGTCCTTCGCCTTCTCTATTTCGTCGTCTCGCATCTTCAACCAGAAAGCCGCGTCCTCTTTGTTCTTCGTAACAAGTGGCACAAGCACCGACAACGCCGCTGCAATAATCATCATAGGCCAGCGGGTGAAAAGCTCGTCGGTGTCAGTGATATCACTGGCGTTCGTGGTCCAGCCGAAATAGAAGAACTGAAGGTCATAGACCTGGTCCGGAGTGGGGTAGCAAAAGAAAGTGGTGTTCTCAATCGACGCTGCTTCGGGCCGTCCTTCATCGTCGGACTGTGCCACGTCCATCGCGTCAGAATGAGAACCAATGGGAAGCTTGTACCACTCAACGTCCGAATCATCGGACGCGCTTTCCGCCTTCATGAAAGCATAACGGTGGATCTTAAAATCGGACAAGTCGAACCCGTTGCCCGAAGCGGTGGTGATAGAATATTCCTGCACGTCTTCGAAAAGGTTTAGCGCGATCTTCTGCGCCATCCAATAGTAATTACCTAATCGCTCGATCTCTCTCCGCCCTTCGTCCATCGCGAAGCGAAGGAGAAGAGGATCAACGTCCGGCTTGCCACAAAGCGAACGGGTTATGTCCATTGCTTCAGAAATTGTCATTAGAAATACCGCGCCTTATTGTGATAGTCGGTTGACTTAACGATCTTAGTTGGAAAGAGCTTAGTCGTGGCGATCTCTAGTTGCTTCAAAAACCGTTGGAAGTTTTCGTCACTGACGCGAAACTCTTCGCCCGACGCCAACGTGATGCAGAGCCGCCAGAGCAAATAAGACGCCCATCCCGCAGGAAGATCCGGGTCATCGTCCGGTCCGTCGAAATCATACAAGGGCCGCTTGAACTGCAAACGAATTGATCGGCCCGTGGTGTAGTCCGTAGCCGTAACCCATGTTGCGCCCGTGGTCCCGGTCCGCTGCCAGAACAACGGCCAGTCCTGTCCGGTGACAGGCCGAGTCTGTGCGCTGGAGGTATGGGGAAAAATACAATCGTAGTATTCCCCATCGGTGCCCGTTACCTCCGAAACAGTCCCGAACGTTTCCCCTGCACTAACGCTAGACACAGAAGGGATAGGCCATACAAATAATTTTTGACTCGGTAGAGAAATGGCTTTTTCAAGATAAACTCCTTGGGGGTCCCCCGTCTCATTCTTTGGAGTGAGCCGCTCCCATTCGCGAGGGGAATAAATTCCTATGGGAGTGTCCGCGCCGGTCGTATCCCTTAAAAAGGCGTGCATCAACTCCATGAGGTTTTCGGGGATACCGTCCGGCAAATCATCATCGGCGGTGTAAATCCGGTGATCTGCCTCTAAAAAAATATGGCGGGAAGACAAAGCCCAAAGAGCCGCCTTCTCGCCAGTTAAATCGTTATCTTCTTCGCGAAGGATATCGTTCAGGTCGTTAATTCCGCCACGCATTAAGCTAAGGGAAGCCGCTTCCCCGAGCTTCACCGCTCCGACACGCCGCAACGCGGCCTCGACAATGGCGTTCCTTTTTCGCAAGTGATTCGCAGTCGTTCCAACACTCATTAGTTACCTACAGTAGGGACAAGGAACATCGGCCCTATGAAGCCGGTGACATTTTGAACAAACAACAATCATCCCCATGTTAGGAAATGGGGTCCGAAGCAACGAGCACATGATCGTTAGGGGTCCAGTTGGTTGCCGTGATCGTTTGTGTGATCGGCACAGTGACAGCCGCTACAAGCTTGATGGTGGCATTTGCTGTCCAAAACGAAGCCCGACCATCTTTCAAAGTGAGAGGGCTGGTAAGGGAGTTGCCCCCGTCACGGTCTGCAAAAAGAGTGACAGCGCCGTCTGAAGTGTTGGTCACTGTGAGAGTGCCCGCGTCGTCGTCAATAGGAGCCATGCCGCGCCGTAGCGAAAGCACTTGAACGTCATACCTATAAAGTCCACTAATCGCCATTTTCTAAATTCTCCTTTTAATAATTAGGGGGTGGGACAGGGCTTAGGCGGCATGATACCGCCTAGAAGAGGGAGCCCTGTCTTATGAGAGGTCGTTTGTCTAAAACCCGAATAACATCCCGTGCTCTAAAATCATTCGGAAGCTCTTTGTAAAGATGCAAAGCCAATTCGTATTGCTCGGGGGTGTTGATACTTAAATCTAACTCCGGTCGGCGGATCTCTGCGGGGGCCTGTATGGTCCGCACATGCTGATTCTCAAAAGCCCATTGATGGGGGTGCTCTCTATAATAAGCGTCGCGTCCAAACCTACCCAATATTTTATCCAACCACTGAAGAAAACGAACATCGTAAACCTCAGCGCCTAATCCACCCGGATAGCCGTTGCCTAACACGTTTTGGTCAAGATTCGTGGTTAGCCAATTCCACGGCGCAGGGTTTTCGTTGTAATGAGTCACTATCCGGTCAATTTCGTCAGGATCAATAAAAGTGTTGTCCCCCGGAATGCGGATAATTATGTCCCCGTCCAAGATATCAGCGGCCAAGCAGTAGCGGTGAACAAGATCGTCCGCATTGCCTTTGTAGTCTAAAACCTCGATACCAAGATCCCGCGCAGCATCTTTCATAATGACGCCGTTCGCTTCGTGCGGAATCGCCATCATGATTTCGGTGTACGACTTTGCTTGCCTTACTCGATTCAATACATGCCAGATTTGAGGCTTACCTTGAATCATCAACCCGTTCTTACCAGGCATCCGCGAATTCCCCATCCGCGCCTGCACCACACATACTGTTTTCATGGCCGGAGCCTCTTTATGCTAGATTGTTCACAATCTAGCACCCGAATTTCACCAGAGCCCCGTGCTTTCTCTAGGTTGCGGATCTCGCGAACAAGAAGCTTGAAGCCTGCGGGCTCTACTGATGCAGCTTGGTCCGAGCCGAGCATCGCCCGGTCAAGGGTGATATGACGCTCGACAATCGTTGCCCCCATTGCGACAGCGCAAAGCGTTGTCCATAAGCCCGGTTCGTGACCGGAATATCCAACCATGCAATCTAAAAACTCTTCTCTCAAGGTATAAATACGATTCAGGTTCAAGTCTTCCGGCTTTGCGGGATACGTCGAAGTGCAGACCAATAACCCGACTAAAGGAGCCCTCGGATAAAGGATATTCATTGCACACCAAATATCCTTTTTAGAGCACATTCCCGTGCTCATGATAACGGGCTTTCTAAATCTCGCGATCTCACTAACCAAGTCCAAATTTGTCACCGAAGCAGACGCGATCTTGAACAAAGGCATTCCCATCATATGAAGGGTCCGCGCCGCATTCACGTCCCACGGCGAAGCGAACATTGTAATGTCCGCAGTCTCCGCGTACTCGAACAACTCCGCGTATTGCTTCGAACTGAATTCGATCTTCTCGCGATACGCCAGATAGGTCATACGGAAACCCCACGGGGTATCTCGTTCCACGTCCCATAGATGGGGTGGAAGACTCTCCGCAGGGGTCCGCTTTTGAAATTTGACGGCATCACAGCCCGCATCTTTTGCAGCGTCAATAAGCCGCTTTGCGATATCCATATCGCCATTGTGGTTGATGCCTATCTCTGCAATTACAAACGTGTGATTAGGAAAGCAAAACATTGTTGCCCCCCTCTTCGTGCCAAACCCCGTCCCACATTCTAGTAACAAGGGAATCACCGTAAAACTTGATACTCTTCAACAACCCCTGCTCATGTGCGATAGACACGATATCCAAAACCTGATTGGCAAAATCGATCATGGAAGGGGTGGTCTGAATCGTCTCCCCCTTAACTTCCACTTCCGTCCAGTTAAACGTTATACTCTTACCGGCTATCCCCTTAGCATGAGTTTGAGCCCGGTCCTTAGCCATAAGGTCTAAGCCGAACATATGAAGCTCATCGAAGCCAAGATTAAAAGCGACCGACATTCCATTGATTGCAACTGAACCGCCCGCATTGATAACGGTGCATGTCGTATATCCGTTATCTGCACGAAGGCCCCGAATCTTGGACGACTCGCGACTATCGAAGATATAGCAAGAATACTTACTAAGCTTCTCAAGTATGGAAGGACGTGTAACCGACGCGGCTAGGAAGGTCGTGCCGTCTTGCATGTTTACAAAAGAAGGCTCCTGTTCTTCAGAGCAATCAAGCGTTAAAACGTAATCCGGAATAATTCCACGATCCAAGCACCAAGGGTACATCCGTGCGATTGCAATAAGCGGATAACCACACCCCTTCAACCATTTAATATTATCGATCTGCTCATCAACCGAAGGACCACCCGCGAGAATCATAGCCGGTCCTTTTTGTGTGCCCGTAATCTCGGATATGTCCGGCACTTTCAAAGCCAGATTCGCTTTCATGTTGGCAAATAAAAGCTTTGGTGAAAACTTACACACGCCCCTGAATCGGGGAGAACGTCGCGGTATGCCGTCCGGCTTAAACAAGTGGTCCATGATAAACTCCGACCACTCGGTAGGCTTTGTCAAGGGACGCAACCGAAACTCCGCCCCGCGATACTGCCACAAAGATAAAATCTCTTCGTCGCTGTAATACTCTTCAAACCCTAATCGGTCCATTACGTATTCTAGCGAACGAGCACAAAACTGATAGGTATGAGCGACCTGGAAATAACTGTTGACGTTGTTTCTGAAAAATCCCGGTGTATAAACGTACAGAAACCCTTCCGGGGTTAGAAGCTTACCTAACTCCTCAACTGTATGCAGGTCCGTAAGATGCTCGATAGCATCGTGAAGTATTATAAGGTCTGCTTTAATGCCCCGGTCTTTCAACTCCTGCACAGAGGTAACTATGTTCAACCCCTTGCCCCGCGCAAACTCCACCGCTTCAAGGTCCCACTCGACCCCGTAAGCCTCTGCGCCCGCATTCTCAAAGGCTCGTACAAACCCCCCAACGTAACAACCGAAATCGATAACGACCTTCGGGGACGGAATATCCATTTCATCAAGCCATTCCTGCATCCCCTCGCCTATTTTAACCTTGCCCTGAAATTCATCCTCGACGGTTTGGGCTCCGCCCCTTTGCGCGTAAATGTAACGGTACTCGTTATTATAAAACTGGCGATAAGACTCTTTCGTCAACCGGGGATTGGCCCGCATCAACGCACAAGCCTTGCAAAGCACCATACGGTGTGTCATCCCCGCACGGTCAGTTTCCGCAATTACAAAATCATTAGCGCTGTCATCCCCACAAATACAGTCGGTGGGCTCCCTCACATACTCCCCACTGACAAGCTTTCTTTCGTATTCTCTCTTATGAATAGGGGCGGCAAGCTGCCGCCCCATTTTGCTGTCTACTCTCATAACTCCCCCCTTCAGAAAGTTATTAAAGGTCTAGTCGGTGACGATAGCCGCCGCCGTTGGATCAAGCTTATACTGAAAAAACAAATAAGCTTTTCCGGTTTCAGCCTTTGTGCCGGTGAAAGAAGCCGTCAACGCCACTGCCCGCGCAAAGCTCAACACAGTTGCGGTAGGGACAAAATAACGTTTGCGGCTAAACCAACCGCCCGCTGTTTGGATCGACATGGTATCCCAATTTGCCAACTGAACCCCGGCAAACTGAGTTGCGAAAATCTTGCCCGTGCTGGAATGAACAAGAATCTGCTTGTATCCCGTCGCACTCAAGTTCATGTTTCTGACAAGCGCATCACTATCACCGGCCACACCGATGTTGTACATGTTGTTGCCCGTAGCAGCGCCGAGAAATGTTCCGGTAACTTTGAGAAACACGTCATCGATAATCATGCCCTTACGTGCAGTGAAGCCCGTACTTCGGAGCGTGGTGCTTGAAGCAACGTCGTTAATCGGGGTAACGAGGGTAAAACTATCTCGTTCAGGATCAACGTCAACGCGATGCTGTGAAGCTTTTACGGCCTTCAAGAAATAGGCACGTCCACTCAAGGTAAGCACCGAAATGTCAACGGTAGAACAACTAAGGTTCGTATAGAAACTCAACTGTCCGTCCGTCATAGTGCGCGACACAAAGCCCGCCCCGCCTTGACCTAAACTTTGGGTCAACAGCGTACCGGAAGCATTATAAATTGCTTGCCGAGTAGCGGAACCTGCGGTATAAACCTGAAACTGCCCACTGTCATCATTGACAGGTTTCTTTTTGCGAGTATCGATCAACTGAAGAAACCATTCTCGCTTGTTGTTAATGTTAGCCATCTGACTTATTTTCCTTTTCGCGCCCTTCTACCCAATGAGACAGAGCCGAATTATTCAGGGGGGCCGAAGGCCCCCCCTACTTGACTAGAGTTTTGCAGTTCCCCAAACGAAGCCATAAATAACCCCGCCTGTATGCCCCGAAATGTCCATATCGGTTCCATCCGCAATTGTCAGGACGTTTCCCGAAGCAGTGACCACGGCACCAAGAGCGCCGTTGGAATCACCGCCGAGAATTGCACCCGTGCTATCGCTGATCTGAATGACCCAACCATGAATGTCCTTCAACTGTGGAAAGGTCAATGTCATCGACGTGTCATTTGCCGGTACTGCTTTGAAAGGAATCACCGGAAGCATCGAGCCCACCACTTCAAGTGGAAGGGCCTTGCCGCCACTAACCCCTGTAGGAACAACCGCCGTAAGAGCCATGCTTTTATTCTCCTTCCCTTATCGACTATTGGTCTGCAACAGCGGAGGCAAACACATGGACAATACCGTTGTCTTCCGGAGTGGATCGGTCAAAAACGAGCTTTTGAATTCCACGAATTTCGTGAATTTCGTAAGTCCGGTCATGCTGGACATCGCTTTCTTCTTCTCCAAACTTCGAGCGTTGACCCCAACACACCGCAGCGGCTTGCGCCCCCAAAAGCATGTTGTGCGAAACGTTGATGCTACTCGCACCCGCGCTTGCTTCAATCAAAAGGCGATCATACTCGTACACAAGAACACCGTCCCAAGCACCTTTGAAGCGGCTACCGCTGAACAAAGGCGACTCGCTGTTAGCCTGGGGGGGAATGTTCAAGTGAGCATTTCTCCACGAAGCATCGAAGCGGGTCAAATCACGAACCGAGTAGGTATGACCTTGGAAGGAAAACCATTCCTCGTAGTGCTTTCCGTTCTTCACTCGCATCGGACGAATCTTAGCAAGTGCCACAACGGGGATAATAGCTTTACGCTTGGCAACTTCGATCATGCCGGTTGTCAACATATCGTTGGTTGAATCGACATTAGCCATCGCCGTCGCATGGGTGGCATTCCAGTTGCTATCAAGTACGCCGTACAGGTAACGACCACGAACACGCCCCGAGGAAGTGTCGGACAACGCGATAGTAATATCGTCGTCCAGGTCAACCCGGCCCTCATCCTGAAGGGCTTCCTTCGCCTGTTCCAACACGTCAAATTTGACGCGCTTTTGAGACATAGGAATGTTTTCGATCTTCACTAGCCGACGGTAATTGTCGATAGTGATTCTTTGACTGAAAAAGGACACGGTGCCTTCATTACCGATGCCCTTTGCGTTGCCGTCAACGCGTCCGCCAACCAATCGTCCTCGAATACCGACGGTGATAGCATCGCCGTCCGACTTGGTAAGGTCTTCCTTAACTTGAATAGGCATATCAGAGCCCGTGCCCATGAAATGCTTCCACGCAAGCTGGCCGATATACTCAGAGAAGATAGACTCTTCCCATTGTTCGACGGTTAGCCCGTGGCCTGTTAGAACTTCAATGTAACTCACTGATTTAGTCTCCTAGTTTTGAATTAACCGAACAGCTTCTTCAGTGGGGTGACTTTCGGTCCGGCCTTTGGCCCGTCACTTCCACTACTGCCGCGAGAAGAAGACATACCCTCGACGTTCTCATCTTTTAGTTTCTTGCCTTCACGAATTTCCTCAAGAATCTGTTTCCGGATTTCTTTCTCAAGAGAATCCTTCACTTCCTTACTAATTGAAGCGTGGATCTTTTCCGGTGTATCTCCGTATTTCCCTTCAAACTTGTGTCGGTTCAAAATACGAAAAGCCGTCAGGACAGGGTTATCAGCGTTCATGACCGCGTTTTGAATCATCTCATTCTGACCGAACAGTTGATGAAACTCCCCAAGGAGCCCGTCTACCTGTTCTCTGCCTAGCGATTCATAAGCTGACTCACGAGCCGCTAAGGCTTTCCCCGCTCTCAATGCCGTCCTGGCGACATCTTCCGGCTGCACCGTCTCTTTACGCTCGTCTTCTTCCGTCCAAGTGCCGTCTTGCTTTTTGCTCATCACTTCGAGTTGGTGCTTGATCGACTCAAACTCCCTACCCTGATCTGCAAAACGTTGCTGTACCGTGGTGGCGTAGTCTCGCGTATCGGAATACCGTTTTTTGTACGGATTTTCTTCAGACTCCCAAGGGTCATCCTTGGCTTTGTCTTCTTTGTTTTCAGAATCGGGCGACGGCTTCTTTTCCGCATCGTCGTCGGACTCCGACTCCTTAGAATCGACTGGTTTTTTCTGATCCTTTTTTTCAGGGTCCGCCTTTTTATCGGCTTTCTTTTCCTTATCGGGGGACGGCTTTTTTTCAGCCTTTTCCGAATCGGAATCCTTTTTCGAATCAGAATCCTTTGCCTTTTTCTTAGGGGTCTCTTCTTTCTCTTCAGTGACGGGTTTCGGCCCTGCTGAAAAAATCGAATCTAAACTCGTGCGTGGAGCCGTGGGGCTCCCGCTCTCTTTATCTGCCATTGGTAAAACTCCCTTCAGGATTGTTTGTGGGAAGGCCGAAAGAACAAGCCAAACTTGTTATCGGGCCGTCACGTTAAACTGAGATGGGAAACTCGCCTCCTAACGGATTACTCCGCCCAAGAATGGAAGAGGCGAAAACTGTACCCCCGCATAAGCTGCAAGGGCTCTATGTCATGTTTTGCCGGGGGTAATACGGATCATCGCCCCTATAGGTAGGCTCCCCGTATGCGGCCCCCGAGCTATGTTAAAAACGATGCCCACTCTTTTGAAAAGAGCTTGAGCGACACCGGCTTGATCCAATCGAAATGACCCATATTTGCAAAGTAGCGCCCGACAACCCGAGAATGGAGTTTCGTCGGACCAACAAGCCCTTGCCGGCCATAAGTAGACTGACTAACAACCTTGTCCGCGTCTGACCAATAAACCAACACGCTATCAAACTGGCCCGAGTATTTTGACCAATCAAACTTTTCATCCATCGTAGTCGCAAGCAGAATAATCCGCTTGAAATGCATCCCCGCTTCAAGCGCAGCTTGAACAAGGGTGCCCGCATAAGAATGCGCGACGATAGAAAGTGATTCGTCTTTCCCGGTGACGCCTTCAATAAACAGTTCGAAGGATCGGAGATTCTCAACCACGGATTTGTTGATTGTCCGGCGATACCACGGCAACCAAGTGAACACGCCTACGGCATACTTCCAGAACAACCCGGACCATTGCCAGCTATACGCCGCGAAAGGCTGTTTTTGGTCGTCCCAAATTGCCTCAAGACGCGACGGCCAATTACGCTCCTCAGAGCCGCCCGGAATCGTCTCGATACCGTAAAGCAGAATCACCCTATCCACGATAAAAACCTCGACCAAAGCTTCGACGCTACAGCGGCCACCGCAGGATAAAGGGCCGCTAACAAAATGCCGACAGCGACACTGAAAATAATTGTCATCATGGTTAACCCCTTGTCCAAAAAAGATGCCCGCACACGATCCCGGCGAAAAACGGCACAACCGGATAGCGATTGAAGAAACCAATAACTTCCGAAATCGTATCACCCGGCCTGCTATTCACCACGGCATAAATATCATAAGCGGCAAGCAGCGCACTAAGTCCGAACAGAATCCAAACCGATTTGTTCATGATCTCTTACTCCACGGTCCGAAATATTTTGTGTTCTTCACCCGGTACACCCGCTTCTTAATCCCCGGATCATCGTCAAGCCGCTCGACTTCATGGTGGTGAATATCAAGCCCTTGTTCCTTGAACATTTTGATGTTCTCTTGAGTGATAGTCTGTGGATCTCGAATCTTGTCGAAGTCCGCTCTAAATTCCCGACTCATGAACTAACCCCCTTAAACTTTTCAAAGGTCCGAAGTCCGCCTAACCCGAGCATGCCGAAAAGCAACGTGGTGAGAGTATCCATGTCAAAAACCGGTAGTGGGGGCACTTCCCATTCGAACATCGTCACTAGAAAAACCACCAAGGGCTGAATCACAAAATGATAGGCAAGCCCGGTTGCCCCAACCCAACCGCACGCCGGACGCCACCCGGCCACAAAGATACTCGCGTGTTTAGCTTCTTCCTTATTGATTTCAAGCTGGCCGAGAACCGATTGCCAATCGAACTGCATTACCGCAAGCTTAAGTTCTGCTTCGATATGCGCCCGCTCCGCTTCGCTCATCTTCTCCGGGGGCAACACCCGCTTAAGGACGGTATCAAGCAGTCCGGCGACCGGACCAACTAAAGCTTGCCACATATTATTTTTCCTACTGCCCAATCATATACGTTCGCGAAAATCACTACGCTAGAAAGAATCCAAACGTCAGAGGCGTCCATACTAGATAAGATTACGCCCAATGCTGTAAGGCACACGGACTGAAGCGGGTCCACTTCGGTTACAAATCGCGTATCTGCTCCGCCTTAGAAGGAATACACGCGCCAAACAAAACTTCGTCGGTCTTCGGGTCAAGCTCTAAAGCAGCAACCTTAGTCCGCCCGTACTCCACACACGAAGCCGCGTCGTTAAAAGGCTTCCGCTCAACTTCTAAAACCCCAAGCGACATCCAGACAATTAAAGCAATAACAATCATTCTTCGGACTCCTCGTTTTTAGTTTTTTCAGGGGCAGCGGCCTTGATAACTTCCTTCTGGATATCCATCCGGCCTTTTTCCAATGCAAGCTGGCCCTTCTGCAAATCAACTTGGCCCTTCATCTGCGCCACTTGACCCTTAATCTTTTCGTTCTCGCCCTTCTGTCTTTCTACCTCGACCTGCGATTGATCTTGCGATTCAGGAACCTGCTTCTTTATTAGCTCTTTCTCGATCTCCGTCTTACTCTTAAGCTCCTGGGTCGTTTCCGGTGCATTTTCTCGCACCCACTGCGCGACCTGCGGAGCCCCCATCTTGTCGTAATAGAAAGCCCGCTCCATCGGGGGTAATTGATCGATTGTCGCGTTGATCGAAATCTTAGGCTCCGTCGGAGGCGGCTTACCCTGCTCCTCGATCTCCTTCGCAAACTCGTTCTTGTCCCGAAGGTCGCTCATGAGAATCATCTTTTTCATCCAAAACGGCCCAAGCTGCTGAAGCTGTGGAACATACTGCAACAACAACGCCCACTGCTCCTGCTGGAGTGTTTCGGTGTCCGCAAAATCGGACGCAACAACGTCATATTGCGCGGACTTAATCTTTTGCAGCAAAGGGACCGTGAGATTTACAACCCTCGACTTCTCTTCACTGTCCGTAATCAACAAAGTCTTTTCTTTGGTAAAATAATTCTGCACCCGCTCAAGCACTACTCGCCCGGTGATCTTTCGTGTGCGACGAAGGTTTGAAAAGAGCCGCGCTACGGGCTTGTTCGACTCCGAAAACTTGCGCTTAAGCCCTGCGGCTGAACGGATCTCTTGGGTGTTCTGCGCGATACGAGGATCGACGCCAGTAATCCGATAATAGTCTTCTTTCGAAGCCCCGTGCATGGCAAACTGTGATTGTGCCAACTCAAGGTTATTGCGTAGAAGAATTTTTTCTTGAGCTAAAGCCCCATCTTCAACAGTCGCAACTCCGTCCGGCTTATGGATCTCTTCTTGGTATAGATCCTTATCGGTAATAGCCCCACGCTCCGCGATAGTCTGATTCGAATTCAACAAGTGTAAGGCTTTCGACTCTCTCTTATTGATAGCGTCCTGCATCGTCAACGCGAGAGAGATAGGGCCATAAGGAGCCCCGTTTTTCTTTCGATACACCCAATAAGGAATCAGCGAATAATACTTGTTTCGTGTGACCTTGTGCTCAAGCAGAATCCGCGAAGTAAAAACCGCGGTACAAAGCTTTTTCTTGAGGCGTTCAATCTTCTCGTAATCAACGCCCTCTTCAAGATCCTTGACTAATTCCTTGCCTTCTTCTTCCTGTACGGTCTGACCGTCTATGAGATAGATGCACTCGCGAACCGGCTTCTTATACTCCATCGTGACAAGACGAATCTTGCGCCGCTCGCAGTCCACATAATTTGCATTCTTAAATGCATCAACCGAGCTAATCTGTGACCCCATGCCCGTCTGTTCGTCGGACACAAGCCCTTCAAGCTCTGCCTTGGCCTTGGGGTATTTTGCGACTACATCTTCAAGCGGAAACCATTTTGCCGTGGCGACAAAGTTTGCATCTTCGTTCCAATCGTAGCGCCGTGAATCGGGGTCCGGATAAACCGACAACACGTCTTCGTGCTGAATCTTGATTTCCGGCTGATACAGGTCATCGAATTCAACACGAACAGCCAAAACACCGGCCCCGGACGTGAACCCGTCGGCGGCCATATCCGTTTCCTCGAATTCAAGATCGTTCGATTGACGAACGTAAAGAAAGACATCGGTGAGAGCATCGGCCCCCGCCTTGTCTTCCGCGTCATTACGGCCCCGAAATCCAATCCTGTATTGCTGCTCGGTAAGTTGCCCCATTAAAGTAGAGACTGTAACCGACACCTGGTTGTTCACCGTAGGGGGCTGTCCACGCTCCTCAAGAATCGCCAACTCTTCTTTGGTCCACTGATTACCCTCGCAATACTGAAAACAGCGGATCATCTCCTTACGAGCATCGATCCATGAGGGATGGTCCAGCGCATAGGAAAAGTAGCCGTCTAGCTTAACTAGAAGCTCCTCTTTCTCTTTTGCGCTTTTCGCTTCTTTTTCTGGATCGGCTTCGTAAGGCATTATGCGGTTTTCCAACTAGTCTTAGATTTCTTACCCTTAGTTTGCTTGACGCTCTTGTTGAACATTTTCCGGATTAGATCCGGTCCCCACATTTCAGTCTGAATCAAAGAATCTGCTCTATTGGGCGAATCAACACCCCGACGCTTCATTTCCTTCTTCGTCTCGATCTTGATTTTTCCGGTCACTTCCTCGTAACGAGGGGCGTTAAGATCCCCGTGAAGCAACGGGTCGTCCGGAATGGACAGGAACCCTTTTTCGAAAGACGTTCGTGTTCGCCACCAAAGTTCGTCACGAAGCCGGTAGAACCGGTGAGCATTAAAAGCAGTGTTCGCAACGTTGATCCCGTAAACATCAATCTTCGCGGCTTCAAGTCGTTTCCTCAGTCCGCCCTCAATACCCCACCCGACGCCGATAGAATCTAGCAGCAACGCTTTCGGCGCAGGGTCATTCGCGAGGATCTCGCGAGATGCCCACTCAATCAACGCGTTCGACTCTGAATAGCCCGCCACTTGCAGCGGAGCTACAAGAGGCCCTGTTCTATGTAGGAGACAGCTTTCATCTCCCCCCGCGCCAACGTCCAGCGAATATATTGTTGGATCGTCGGACACGACTTCCATCTCACGATCTACGGCATCAATAATCCATTCCCACGGAATGACCGTGTTCTCCCCTGAGAGAGGGGGCAAGCCAAGAACTCGAATACGAAAGGTGTTACTTTCTCTTCCGTATTTTTTCTCCAACCGCTCAACAGAATCCTTCGTAACTATCTCGGACTCTTCCGCGTTCCACCGATAAGCCATCCAGTTTTCCCGGTCGCGGTTGTGCGTGTCATATGCAAAGCCCTTAGCCCGCGTCGGATTAAAGAACAGGAGGCAAAGGTTACACATTCGTGTAAGGGTAGACTCAAGGGGACGAAACACGGGGTCCGGAATACCGGACGCTTCATCACCGATGATAAGGAGATAATCTTCGTGCAGTCCGGCCAACGTCTCTGCTTGTTCTTCCGCGCTGTTCCTCGTGTTCGCGGTGCGTGTGACGGCGAACCACTGTTGACCCAACGCTTCATTGAAATAGAACTTATCAGTCTGCCAAGTGAACCAGTCCTTAAGCTTCGAACGTTGATGCCACTTCGCCAACTCCGCCCACAAAGTAATCTGCAACTGCTTAGCTGACGGCGACGTAACAGCGATCTTCGCGAAAGGAAAACAAGTAAGGAACCAAATTATCACCCACGAAGCGGAAGCACCTTTGCCAGTCCCAACACCACTCATCACGCTTGTACCAAACTTGCGGTTTAAAATCTGCTCGCGTTCAGTGACAGGGAATCCGTCTATAAGCTTGCCCGTCGCGTTCCACTTGTAAACCTTAATCTTCGCCCAGACCATTTCGCACAACTCTATGAGGTAGGCTTTCTGCTGTGCGGAAGGGTCAATGCCGAAAACATCCTTAACGAACTTAGGAATATCCTTAGCCCAAGTAAGGATTATACTGGCTTGCTCGGACTTAGGCATTACCTTGAGCCCCCATCGAAATAAACTTGCAGACCTCTGTAAGCTCTGCCCGTTCGTCGTCCGACACTTCCCCGCCGTCCGAATGGCGCAGGCCCCAAAATAAATGGCCGTCTTCGAAAAAGGGCCTTAGCAGAAAATCTTTGTACTGAAACAGGGGCGGGGTGCGGGTGACTTCATTAATCGGCGCAATAGACATAGAGCTTGCCGTGTCCGAGGGTAGGGATGATAAGTCCGTTGACCGGAAGCGGGGGATTGAACATAGTCGGCGGAGAGAGTGGAAAAAAAGCATTGTTCACCGTACCCTCATCAAGCAGTGTGTCTTCCCAAATAGCGTTACCGTTCTTGTCTGTAAGCACAGCCGCATCGCCGATGGTGGTAGCGCCGACCCACCGAATAGCGGTGACGGCCAAGCGACGATGAGTGACTACCGTGGCGGCTGCTGTGTCAAGTACGATTACGTTTTGTCCAACTACGTTTGCCATGATTTTCCTTTTTAAAACTTTTTTGCATTTTCGACGGACTTGATAATTTTGAATTCGTGGTCGTCAAGATACAGGTAATATTCTGAGAGACCCACGCCCGACTTAACGAACTTCACAAGCACACGGTTGACCGGAGGGACAAGCTCATCGCACTTGATATTTTCGACAACGTAGCCGATAGCGTCCGGTCGTGCCCAATGATTCGAAAGCACTTTGATCTTATCACCGGCTGAAGCCATTTTACTTTTCGAATTTCGACTCTTCTTCGTGGGCTTCCATGATGATCTTCGTCAGGGTTGCGACATTCGCCGTGCTCTTTCCCTCAAGTAATCGTAGCTGTTGAAAAGAGCGATCCATGAGAGCGATTGATTCGATTGGGTTCATCGTCGCGGCTAGATCGTGAAGGCGGTCCTTGGCCCGCACGTTCAGCACTGTTAAATCCCAAATCTCTTTTTCTTTGATCTGCTGAATTTTCTGTTCCATGCGCGGGTCCGTGTAGGCTTCCCGATTGGCGAGATACTTGTCGATGGTGTGTCCGCTCATCCCGGTTCGCTTCTCAATCGCGTACTTGCTGTTTCCCATGTCGCGGAGCGCGAACAATTCGGCTTTCTCTTGTCGAGTAAGCTTCTTACCCCTCTTTCTATGCCTTACTACACGCGGCGGCTTCATCATGGACGTACCCCTTCAATATAAGTATGCCAACCGCCGAGTTTTGACCAGAAAGTTTAGGCCGGAAAAGTGGTGAAGGGTCTGGAAATGTTGAAGAAAAAAATATTTTTCTCTTTTTATTTTTGACATGCGGTAAACGCCACTAGCCCAGGTATCCACCCTTCCCATCCCCCGGTGCCCCGTACCTAAGCCCCGGTCTCGAATCCCGTGATATTGCTGATAATTTATAACTAGGGGATGAAGAGAGCAAAGCCCGGTCGGCTTGGGCGTGTAATATAAGCTAACGATTTCGCTAGATTATATGTAAACGTTCTTTACTTTAGTGGATCGAGCGTAACCCCGGTGACAACGATAGACCTATTATTGACAGCACAAAGCCTTGTGTTGTCGCATAGTTGCCAGTGAAGTGACGTAAATGTCCAAGCGCTTGACACTTATGTAAGCCCCGCTGACATTTCTCTTTTTGTTCGTCTGCCAAATAGTCACTGGTTACGACATGATAAGCCAAAATGTCATATAACCTTATGGCATGTAAGATGCTAAGCTTACTATCAAGTTCGAATCAACACAAAACTGAAAGGAGCAAATAAAATGAAGACAAGCGAATACCTCAAGCAAGTAAGACTAGCAATCGCGCTCGGTGATAGGCGTGGTTTGCAAATCTTACTTGACCGGTATAAGATTGCGGATGAAGTCTGCACTATCGTTAAGGAGTAATTGTAATGCCAACAGCAACAAAGATCAAAACAGACCTGGAAGCAAAGGCTAGAATCACAGCAGAGCATACTGAAGTATTAGCCGTGTTTACTCCGTATGCAGTGACAAAGGCTTCATACTTCGATCTAGCAAGGCATATTGCAAAGATCGAAGAAAACGCAACTGGAAGTAAGTTCGAACCATTGTACTCCGATCAAGGATTCTGTTTAATCCGCAAAGCAAAGTAATGTAGCAAGTCGCGAATAATGTGAAAGGATAAAATCACTATGTCGCATGAACTGTACAGTAACGATGATATGGTCTACGTGGGTGCTGCACCTTGGCATGGCTTAGGTGAATCAGTTGACTCGATTGACTCTCTCCCTCGGTGCTTAGACTGGCAAGTATGTAAGCTAGGCATGTCGTTCCGGTTTGAATCGCAAGGTGAGCGTTTCGAATTTGACAGCCAATATAAAGCATTGGTTCGAAGTGACAACCATGCAGAGCTAGGCATAGCAACGGATCAATACGAACCCCATCAAAACGCTAAGCTATGGGAAACCTTTAAATCCTTCTGTGACGCTGGAAACATGAAGATTGAGACAGCGGGCACTCTCCGTGGTGGCAAGATTGTTTGGATACTCGCAAAGATTGATCGGGGTTTCTCGATCAACGGCGACAAACAAGAACTATATGCTTTGATTGCTACCGCTCACGACCGAAGTATGGTTACTTCAATCAAGCCGACGTATATAAGAGTAGTCTGCTATAATACTCTCTCCGCAGCGCTGACAAGCTTGGAAGGAGCATTCAAGCAATCACACCGGAGTGACTTCAATGGCAAGAGAGCTAAGGATTTTGTCGCTCATTCAATCCTAGGGTTTGAAGACTATCAGAAACAAGTGATAACGCTCACCGCTATCGATCTTACATCGATCAATCGTCCAATCTCCGAAGCATACGCCACGGAGTTAGTTAACACGGATCTGTTTAACAGTGCCGCAAGCGCAATTACTCACACCGACATTACTAAGGAAATGGATGCAATGGCTCGTAAGCAATTCGTCCGTCTTCTAACAGAGAATGATAGCGCGTCAAGAGAGTTTTGCACCCTCGTAGAAAAGGATGCTAACAGACCTGTTAAGCACCTACTGCACGACATTAAGACGGAGCAAGCTGGCATCGCAAATAAGACGGCCTGGGGAATGTTTAACGGAGTAACTCGCTACATCGATCATACTCACGGTCGCAACGCTGACAACCGTCTGTCTAATGCGTGGTTCGGTACGGGCGCAGCTGTCAAGAGCAAGGGAATGGCTCTAGCTCTGGACTACGCCGACGCTTTGGTCTAGTGCCTTGTTAGGGTGAAGAGGGTAAGCCTCTTCGCCTTATAGAGGGTACTAGTTAGGAGATATGAAAATGAAAAATAATAAAACAATAGCCAACAGTTTAATAAGTGAAGGCTTTGATAAGACCTATATCCGCAGCGGCATCGTCCATGTACAATGCTCGCAATGTGAAAGTCTCGTTATCTGCGGAATCCCGGCGCATGAACGTGGTTGCCCTAACATAAAGCCTAAGCAAACAGAAAAGGAGTAAAGAATGGCAAGAGCATACCGTTTTAGAGTTATTGAGTATTTTTCATACTACGCCGTGCGAGATACTTGGTCCGGTAAAGAGCATGCTATGTCCGACGGAGTGGAATGCTTATTCACTAAGACCGGTAGATCCATGAGACCCGGTAGTGAATACTTCCGGAAGGCATGGGAAAAAGCTTTAAACGAAAATAGTAACGATACGGCGGAAGCCTATTTCAATGAGGAAAGGTAGACCAACCATGCCAGGACATTATTACTTATATACTGTTGACGTGAAGCGGAACGGAGTCTATCAACGTGAACAGCACACCGGGTGCAATATATGGGAGATAGCAGGCAAGCTTTCATTGCCGCTGGACTCGATCCGGTACGTTCACAAAGAAATAACCAGGAGGTAACAATGGCAAGACAAAAACGCACAAAGAAGAAGTATCAAGAGCTATTCGACAACCCTGCTAGGCTATTCGGCGAAGACGCCCAAGTAGTCTTATGGCCGAATGGCGTCCCGGAGATATGGATCAAGAATCGCAACGGGACCAAAGGGGTCTGCATCACCGCAAGTGAGGGTCCAGCATGTTTCTCAGTTCGAGTCAAGCATTTCATCGGAGCATATGATTTTACAGTCTTAGCGTGTAATCCGGACTACGAACCGCAAGACATTGAACCAATCCGTGAACTAGAAGTTTGTCAGTACAACCAAGACGAAGTATCTCAAGCTTTCAAAGCGTGGTATATGGCGGATAGCCATAACAGTGAGCACCGGACGGAACTACTCAAATCATACGAAACCTTGAAAGCGGCTAATCCGGACTATGGAGCGAGATTCAAAAAGTAGGCGCGGAAATGTTATCTTACGATCAAAGTATAGATTGCCTGTCAACAGTGTCTTGCTTTCAGTCAATCTCTAGCGTTCGGTTAATAGCTCGGTTTCTTCAAACAGTATGTCTAAGTACAGTACATGCATGTATACGTAGTATACATGCATGGGTAGTACAGTACAGAAGGGTAGTTATATGAAACGCTCGGATCTTTTAAACGGTACAGAGAGAGACTTAAATCGTGTTGAATTTTATCGACGTAAACAATGGCTAGTCGCGACGTTTGAGACTCCCGGTGAAGCTTATCGTTTTTGGCTTGATCTTAAACGGGGGACCCATGCCTTGTTATATCAGGATGGCAAGTTAACGGCACGTGGCAATGGAAAGGAGTAAATCATGCAAGCAATCGAAGTCAAATATCACGGACCTACGTCCAACAGACCTGCACGGTATACGGCAAGGTGCGACGCCGGCAGTCTTACCTTATCACGACACTGCGAAGCACTCGCAAGAAAGTCAGGCGGATTTCCTTGCGCTTGGATAGTCGCATCCAAGCTTTGCGAGAAGCTAGGCTGGACTGACGATTTCGTTGGCGGAGAACTTAAACACTCATGGGTGTTTGTCTTTAAGACGGGGGTGTTATGAGACTAGAGACCATATTGAAAGCGGCAAAGAATTCGATGATACACGGTCATCATAAGCCTCATTGTTATGGGGCTTTCGTAGAGGGTAAAGGGTACGTTAATGACGGTGGATCTGGTTTCGATAGGGCGGATTACTTGCGTCAATTAGAGAGAGACGTTAACCTTGAAATAGATCAAATGGAATCTGCCTCTAGTTATGGAGAACCGGGTTACACTAACCCGGACAAAGGTATATTGTTTGCCAATTGGAATAAATTCCCTCCTGAATTGGCTTCGATCTTAGAAAAAGCGGGTTATGGGATTGAATGGTCCGATGAGTGGACTATCTGCGACTGCGGTAAGGCGGTTCGCACTTCGCCGGATTCGTATGGTTGGAAAGGTTACTACATGATTCTAAATGATTGTGAATTATTTTGCGGGGATTGCCTCAAGGATGACCTTGACCTTTACGAGGGTGCACTACTGAATAAGGTCCGACATGCCGACACCTTGGGAGTAGACTGGACAGCCCGCGGGTTTGAGAAGTTTAACCAAGATTCGTATGAGGCCGGTTTTCATTCGCATCAAACCGACAAGCCGCAAGACGTTGTTAAGCTTCTACCAAAAGATGTCGATTTCCTCTTTTCAATTCCTTCCGTGGGTCAGTTCGATATCTTTTTCGACTGCTGGATACGGAAAAAGGGAATCAACGCGGAAGGGGAATTAGTAGATTAGCCGGAGCAAAAAAGGAGTTAGGGTTATGATGATACTATACGGTAAATTTGGAAAGCAAAAACGATTCAAAGCAATGGATCTGAAGAACTGCAAGCAAGTGGGTAATCTTATCTATGCTTCTCTTCTAACCGATACAGAAGGGGCACGCGTGTTAAAAGAATGCACGGTTTGTAATCCAGAATGGCAGTTCGAACTTAGAACCGTTGGGAGGGACCTATGACACCTACAGAATTAAGACGAAGACGTGCGGCCCTAAGCCTAACACAGCGTCAACTCGGGGACCTCCTAGGAGTAACCTATCATACTGTGCTCCGATGGGAGAATGGCCGGGTGCCTATCCCAGGCATGGCAGACCTTTCCGTGGGGTTCATAGAATCAACGCGTTTCACTGAAAAACAGTTTGGAAGGAAACGGAAATGAACTATAGAATTGAACCGGTTGAAAACAGTTTGCTTAACCTTAAAGGTTGGCGTATAGTACGTGCTGACGGCGCTGTGCTTCTGCCTTTCACGACGAAACGAGAAGCGGAAAAGCTTATAGACTTCTTTGCACCGACGGCTTACCCTACGCAAGGTGATTACAATTTTGCAAAGGATTAAGAAATGATTGCACTCGGATATATAAGGCGCAGCAAAAAGAGCGAAGCTAAGACGGTCTCTCTTGAGGAGCAAGCGCAGCGCATAGCGGACTATTGCGCGTCTAAAGGCTGGACACTCGCCGAAGTGCTCCGCCATGATGGTATCTCAGGGACAAAGCGGAAACGCTTCGTTGATATCGACGGGGCTCTCTTGCGGTTCGGTGCTGATGCATTGGTCGTCTATAACCTAGATCGGCTTGCGAGGGATGCAGGGGGTTTGTTGGACGCTCTGAAGTCATATCAATCCAGAGGCATTCAAATCCATGAGTCAAGCAGCGGACTGATTGGAGATAAAGCCCTTGACCGGCTTATGGTCGGAGTGCGAGGGGTCATGGATGAGTATTACGCGCTAGTCATAGGCGAGAAGACAAGCGACGCGTTGCAGGGGTTACGTTGGCAGGGTAAGAGGTACACGTGGTTAGAGCCCTTCGGATATCGTTACGCGGGGGGGCTCATGGTGGCGGACCCTACGGAGCAAGGCATCATTAGTCAGGCGCGTACCTTGCGCCAGGAGGGGCTTAGTTATCGAGCCGTGGTGAGGAAGCTTAGGGCGGAAGGGTACAAGGGACGGTTGAATCACGAAACCGTAAGGCGTTTGTGTTTGCCTGAATAACTATGCTATTAAAGGGGGGACGATGAATAAATTTCTACCGGTGTGTGTTGCTGTTTTTGTTGTGCTGTTGATACCTATCGCGCTTCTTGCAATTATCGTTGCGGTTCGGGGTTATGCAGGGTTCGTAGCATGGATTTTTAAGGGGTTGCTTTGACGAGTTAAAGGAGGAATGGTTTATGGCAAGTCAGAAAGATCATATTGAAAACGCACTGAATCAGCTTCTTGCCAAGAAGCATCAACTTGAGGGTGAAGTGCGAGAAATCGAGGAAGCAATCGGCGCTTTAGCAAAAGTGCCCGCGTTGCTAGAAGGGGGACGGCCTTCCGTGCTGGCGTTCGAGAAGTCGCGACCGAAGTTTGAGCAATCGCAATCGATTAACAGGGGTCTTAGCGATAAAGTTCGCGCCTATATCGCGGAGTATCCCTATGGCGAAAAGATCGTGGTAGGGCCAATGATTGAAGACCTAGGAAGGAAGGGAGTTAAAGGTAAGCACTCTTCGTTATATGCCTACATTCACTCCCTCTTGAAGAAACTAACTGCTGCGGGTGAGATGGGGTTGCAGTACACGGCGGGCGTTGGTTACACAAGGGAACGTCCGGCCCTTTATCCGAAAGAGCCGGACGCCGTTCTAGTGCACACGGAAGGGTTGTCAGTTAGTGTTGCTGAATAATTTGACGTGAACAAGATGACAGTCATTGTCTACATGAACATGAGCGACCTGCACAACTTCGCCGTTTTTAGTGGTTATTTCGATTTTGACAGGCTCTTTGACAGGACGACAATCTTGACACCGAAAATTCTTTTCTGTTGTGGTTTCCATAGTTCGACTAACATGGCACTATTTGTACCAAAGCACAATAGAGGGGGTACATTGTGTGCCTTGCTATTTTTTTTCGGTAGGGCATTGTCAATACATCATGCAACCAGGAACTTTAAAAACCCTTCGGAAAAAAGCGAAGTTATCTCAAGAAAAGCTTGCTCAAAAACTAGGAGTAGATCGGCGGACGGTGGGACGGTGGGAGCTTGGTCAAGTCAAAATACCGCCAGTTGTAGCGATTGCAGTCCGTGCACTTCTGAACAAGTCAAGGCGCGACTAGCGGATATTTTTCTCCGGTCTGTTGGTATCGGGGGTGCTTATGTCTGATGCCATGATGAGACGCACGGAAGTCAAAGTAGGTGTGCTGTTGCAGCTAGTCATTGGGGACTACATTGAGCATGAGCAAAAGAGTCTCGCGACTCTGATCGTGAACATCAAGCACCTAAAGCCCCTCGCGGATCGATCGGCAGAGCGTGTCAAGTCACACGACATAGAACAGTACAAGACGGAGCGTCGGAAGGAAGGGGCTTCACTTCAGACGATCAACCTAGAGCTTGCCGCACTCTCACGGGCTTACTCGTTGGGTATGCGTCAAGGACTAATTCGTAGCCGTCCGCAGGTTGTCAAATATAGCGTGGGCAAAAAGAACCGACGGAAGGGTTTCTTCGAACGTTCAGACTATGCGGCCCTTCTCCCCCGCCTTCTCCCCTATCAACGTCAGTGTTTCCGCTTCTCGTATATCTGCGGGTGGCGTGAAGGCGAGTTGTTCAAGCTAACTTGGGCAGAGAACTATCTAGCGGACCCCCCGACTATACAAATATTCGATAGTAAGAATGGCGACGGGCGAGTGCTTCCCCTCTTCGGTGAGCTTGGGGAGATTATAGAGGAGCAACGTCAGGCGCAGCAAGGTCCCTTCATCTTCCACTACGAAGGCAAGCCCTTAAACCGTACCACGTTCAATAAGCATTGGCGTCGAGCTTGCAATGAAGCAAACGTCAGACGCTACTTTCATGATACGCGGAGAACAGCAAGCCGCAACTTTCGAAACGCGGGGGTAGATCAAGCGGAGCGAATGCTAATTATCGGACACAAAACCCCGGACATGGATTTGAGATATGGAATTGTCAATCAAGAAGACATACGCCAATCACTCATGAAGCTACAGCGGAGTAGTCGTGTATCCCCTACTGCATCCCAAACTATTGAAAATGTGGGGAATGGCGGAGAGGGGGGGATTCGAACCCCCGGTTCTTCGCAAGAAGAACACACGATTTCCAGTCTAGCGTACACTTCTAAGTTCTTTTTATTCTTACAGAAATTCGGCAGGGCGTTAAGAAATAGTTGTACACTTCGGTTCACAATTGTGTGCATCTTTATCGAAAGGATGAAATGAAGCTTTTATATATAGGGTTGGATGGTGAGAAGTACACGGCGGAGTGGAAGAGTAACCCCGTCGGTCACTTAAGGGTGTGCAAGGCGGGCTCCCGTAGGGCGGTGATGTCACCGTTCATGAGCCGCACTCAAGCAGAAGAGTTTTTCGAGCGTATTAAGGGAGACGGCGCAGTGTTAGAAATCCATGACGGGTCTAATGGAAAGGAGAAGCACTAATGGAAAGATACTTGTTTCTTGTGTCAACGCGAGAATGGGACGGGGACCGTGAATATTGGAGACAGAGAAACCCGCTGACGGCTAAAAGCTTGGACGATGTAGCTCGTCGGTTGAATGTTCCAATGGCGGACCTGCGCTTAGACGGAAAGTCACAATACACAAAATTTCCAAAGGAAGGAAAGTAAAAAAATGGAAACTGACACTTACACGATCTTGGTTATCTATAACGATGGTTCGACGGAGCTAATCGAGAAGCTGGACCAACTCGCCTCTATCGCGTGGCTGATTGGGCTACTCAAGATGGAATTGACGGGCTCCGGGTTTCAGTCGATTCGCGAATTTCGAATGATCCGCGATAAGAAGTAAACAAAACAAAAGTGCCGCGTGGTGTGGAACTGGCGGACAGAACTAAACCGAAATGAGAAATCGGAGAATGGAATCTTGGAGAGGCGGCGGAGATATTAACAACAATACCGGAAAGGCAAAACGGAGAACATGGAAAACTATACCGCGCTCGTTGAGTATGTGAAATCTCTTCAACACAAAACAGAAGCATTGATCGAGGAAGCCCGACGGCGGATTGTGTGCGGTGCGTTGCATTCTTTAGAAACACTCTGCGATATGATCGATTTTCACTTAGGTTTGCTGGCGAAGGTGCGAGACTATTTGCTTGTAAGGTGCGTGGCTGACGATGCTGTAACCCTACACTAAAACGGTGTTTGTTGGGTATAAGCTTATAACTTTAACTAAAGGGGGTAAGTATATGGAAATAGGGCTAAATTGCAAGGCACAAACGTCGTTTGATGGTCAAAACCCGGCACTTGGCATACATATATTAGAGGGTGTGGACATGGATTTTGACCGAATCGAAAGGCGGCAGAAAAAGAAAATGCAGGCGGTTTATCAACCACCAATTGAGCTTAGGAATTTCGTCACCCGTGATCGGCAGGCGGTCTTGTCCGGGCTGAAAGACGAGGAGTTTGACGCAATGCTTCACTTCTCGGATAAGGCTTACAACGGGCCGGTTGCTTTGCGAATCGATGACTTTCCGATGGAGTTTAAGGCTGACGTGTGGCGGGCCTTGCTCCAATTCAATAAGCCTCAACAGAAATTTCTCCTTAATGTCCTAGTAAAAGGTATGGCTATCGAATTGGCAGCTAAGCTTACAAAGCGGAGTAAGTCGCATTGGCAGGATTGGCTAACTAAGATTGCCCTTCCGGCCTTAAGGGAGAGCCTTAAGGATTACTGCATTGATGGGAAGTTGGTGCTTCGTGGCAAGTAAGACTGACGTAACGGCACGAGCCGCTGAGAAGATCAAGCGGAAGTATTTCGGGGAGTGCGGGCACGAAGTCTACCCCGTCCTTGTCTCTGGTATGCGCGGGTCGGCCCTTATGGGGTGGCATTGCGAGACCTGTAAGGTTAGAGTGAAGAAGGTAAAATAATGAAAGAGCTAGGTATCGGACTTTTAGTGCTTGGTGGTTGCTTTCTACTCCCCCATGCAATTATTTATCTTTGTCAATTCGAATGGTTCAGGTGGGGGGCAATTACGTTTTTGGTCGGACTGCTGGCGTGGATAATCGGAAAGCTTAGATTGTCGGACCTAGCATGAGCAACTATTACGAGCACGACAGGGCGGAGAAGAAAGAACGGCATGCCGGACCCCGGCCCCCTATGCCAAAGCCCAATTACGATTATTGTCAGATGATGCACGAGTACCTTGAAGCCAGGAGGCTATCTTATCATGTCGCACGTGTTAATGGTTGGTATCCTACTACTGCTGTGGATCGTAGCCCACGTATTGTTATTCCTGGCGTTAATCCGCATGGCCTAGCTTACTATCAGGCGCGGGCAATGGACGACCATAAGATTAGGTATAAGTCCCCCGCTGCTTCAAGGGCTGACAGTATCGTGTTGGTTTATCCGGCTGAGGACGGCGCTCGTGATAAGAGTGGGACAGGAGGGGCCGCTATATTCGAAGGCCCTATGGATGCTCTTGCCGCTGCGGGTTTGGAGTGGATCGGTATAGCCTTAATGGGTAATGAGCCCCCGGACGGTGTGTTAGCTTACACCGCTTCTATCTGTGACAGTGTGCAAGAAGTCGCGATCTTACCGGACATGGACCACCCCGAAATGGGGGGCTATGTCCTTGGCTATCTTGGGACGCGGGGAATCAAGGCGCGGGTTATCATTCCTTCGGAGAAAGACTTCGCGGACATGAGCCCCCGACAAAGAGAGGAGATATTAGGATGAGACTATTAAATTGGTTGGGCTTCGTGATAATGACTAAAGCTCAATTTAAAATGTACTTGGATGAGGCATATTGGGAAGGCCACGATGACGGTTGGATCGGGGGGAAAGATGAAGGCTACGAAGAAGGCTTCCAAAACGGTCAAGAAACCCAGTCTCAAGAAAATCAGTTTGACGAAGGAACCGCTATCTAATGCAGGGTCCGAGCGTTGGGCATGTCAGGAGTGCGGGCTGTATACGGGTGAGCCTAGTCGTCCGCAGGTCCCCGAGGATTGGACTGGAAAGCTGCTGATTGTTGGAGACAATGGAAACCTTACTGGACGAGCTTTTTCACTTCTTCGTAAGCTCTGGCGGAGCGTGGGATATACGGATAGCGACGTTGCTTGCTTTAGCTCTGTGCGTTGCAGCGGACCAAAGGCCGCGAACATGAATCAGGTCCGCGCTTGCAGGCCGTTTTTGCTGACCGTTCTAGCTAAGCTTAATCCTAAATTTGTATTAGCTGCGGGCGCAACAGCTTTCCGGGCGATCAAGAATGACGGGTCTATAAACATCACAAGGAACCGGGGAAAGCAATTGAAAGTGGAGGGTCTATGAGTAATAGGGAGACTTCGGTTACGGTTATGATTGTTCCTGCGAAGGGGGGTATTAAGGGCCGTAGTTATTTAGTTAAGATCAGGGATGAGCAATTTTTGTTCGACAGTTGGGAAGCCCTTCATTTCGCAAGTCAACTCATTGACGCGGTATCGCATCAACATGCCGATGGGAGGTACGGTCCCCATGAAGAAGGTAGCCGATGAGTAACACGGATATCATCGCGAAGCTAATCGCACAAGCAGAACTAACTGAACAGTTTCTCGTAGAGGGCCGCTGTGGATATGAAGTCGAAATTATGATGGACAACCAGAGGGCAATCATGACGGCCATGATTCGACTACTCCGGGCTCTGGAGACGGTTTGAAAGTCTACGCCACTTATGACCCCGCGTCGGTACTGAAAGGGGGGTATGAATTTGAGAAGAGAATTATTGAGGATCTCGGACGATTTACAACGCGTCAATTGCGCAGTCCCGTTGCCGGTTCGCCTAGTGGAAATTCAACAGTGTTGGGATTTGACACTGAGTATTCAGCGACGGGTGAGTTACTTACAGTCGGCTTTGCAGACGCAAATCAATCAAGAGCTATTGAGACAAGTGGAAAGTGGCAAGCAGAAGCCAAGAAAATCCTCAAGTCGGCGCAAGTAATCTGCGGGCATTCTGTGGAGGGAGACCTTGATTACCTTGTCAAAAACAAACTCTGCTTGGAAAAGTGGTTACGAGGAAAGGATGTTTACGATTCTTTTCTCCTTGCTCGAATGGTGGATGAAAACCGGGGGCGTGGTGGATACAATCTACAGTCCCTCCTCTTATCCGAGTGTAACTTTTCGGAGTGGAAGTCTGAGACAGAAGCGCTTCTTAAAAAAACTAATAACGCGGCTGATTGGACGCCGGATCAAAGGACAGAGCGTTGTAGACTCGACGCTTGGGCTACCCGAATCCTTTGTGAACGATTCGCCCCACAAATCGACAAAGAGTTGTACTCGTTCACGGCCTCTATCGCAATGTCCCTGCACCGCGTCGGCCTTGCAGGGGCAGCAATTAACCTTCGTCTTTTTCACAAGCTCGGACGGGGCTGGAAACAAGAAGCCGAGCGACTCCGACAAAAGATAACCCGCTATGCTCATTCTAAAGGAGTGTCCGAGTTTGTCCCCACTAAGGATGACCATCTGCGGGAAATTCTCTATAAGAAGCTTCACTATCCCGTATTGTCGAAAACTGAAAAGGGCGGGCTTCCTCAAGTTAATAAAGCAACTCTCCAAAAGATCATAGCGGACTGTGAAGGCAATCATGTTTTTATCAAATATCTTCTTGAATTTAACAAAGTCGATAAGCTTGCATCGACTTGGTATGGTTCAGAAATGGAAGGCCGTAAGAAATCGGTCGGAGAGCTTATTCAAAACATACCGGGAAGTCCCAATCTTGGCTTGCTGCACTTCTGGATATACTCTTTACGTGCTCGAACTGGCAGACGGGCGTCAGGTGGCGGTGAGGAGGGCGACCCTGAAAGTCGAAATTCTCAGAACTGGCCTCCTGCTGCGCGTAAAGTTGTCGTTTCACGATGGAAGAACGGGAAAATTGCTATTTGCGACTTCACAAGACTTGAAGTGGTGCTCATGGGTTGGAGAGCCGGTGATGAAAAGCTGCTTGACTATTTTCTTAATGGGTCTGGTTATATCGGGGTGGCTAAGGAGTTTTGGGGGCAGGATGTTAAGGAAGGGACTCCCTTATATAAGGGCACTAAGAGCTTAGTGTTAGGCTTAGACTATAACATGGGGTGGTATAAGCTCGCTCTTGATTTGTGGAACAAGGCCGGACTGCGGTTATCGGAGGATTGGAATGAGCATTGCGCGGAAACGAAAAGGGTCCGTAAACGCTACCTTGCGATGTTTTCGGGTCTGCGAAGGTATATCAGAGACAGAATTACAGAAGTCACTGACACGCAACAGGTCGTTTCTCCTAGCGGAAGGATACGTCATTTGTCCCACCACGGGCCGGACAGCGAAGGGTTCTGGCATATTCGAAACGCTGCGGTCAATCAACCTATTCAAAGCTTTGCGTCGGACGTTACAGGGGGTGCGGTAATTGATTATGAAGCTGCATTATTACGTGAGCATAATCTTAGTTATCTTGACTGGCATCGGGCTCTTTCCAATACGCCTTGGGACCCTCCTTGTTCTCCTGTTTTTAACGAGGTACACGATGAGCTTGATTTGGATCTACACCCAAAAAGCGGGAAAAGAGACTTGGAAATATTGGTAGATTGCATGGAGAACGTGCGGTCACTCAAAAAGCTTGTGCCTGGATTTGATCTTAAGCTTAAGGTTGACGTTAAGGTTCGAAAGGATTGGTGTGGGAATGGATAATAGACTGGAAGCTTATACCCTCGCGTTGCAAGATATACAGTATATCATGAAGCAATACGAACAGTATAAGCCTGAGGCGTGGGTAACTGTAAGGAAGATTGTCGCGGGGGCCTTACACCCGCATAAGATCAAGAAGGGAGATAAGCAAGATGCCTAGAGGAAGTAGTAGGCCGTCAATGTTCATCGCATTTTCGGCCAAGGTCCGGGAAGGTAAATACGTTAAGGGTCCTTCGGTCGGACTGTGGCCCCGCGATACAGGTCCGGAGGCCGGGGGCTCACTCAAGGGTGAATACCTGGAGCAACTGGTTGAGTTTCTAAACAAGGCTTGCGACAAGGGCAGCGACGTGTCCGTGGCGCTGTTCAAGGGTAGCAAGAAATTCGGCAAACGTCAGGATGAGGAAGACGAAGAGGGCGATGATGATGATGATGAGGAAGAGGAAGAGGAAAAGCCTTCCCGCAGTCGTCGCAGTAAAAAAGAAGACGAAGACGAAGAGGACGAGGACGAAAAGCCCCGTCGTGGCAGCAAAGGGAAAGCGGCTAGTAAAGGGAAAGGCAAGAAAAAAGACGATTGGGGATTTGACGATTAGAATCACGGCCCCTCATTTTTGTGCCGGACTATCTGTTGAACGGGGGTTTGTTGTTGAGGCGGCCCCTGTTCTTCGGTGGTTCGAAGGGGCTCCGGTGTGTCTGGTTAAATTTATTTGCAAAAAAAGGAGATGGGAATATGAAGAGACGACTACTTTCTAAAAAAGAAGTGACCCTAGACAATATCGAGAAAGAGGGAACCGAGATTGAGAATCTTCGTGGTTTGCGAAACATGTATGGACACGCCTGCGACACTAGCGACGGGGGGTGTGTGGTGTATGTGCCGGACGTGTCGGTGGAGTTTTTGAAAGAGGAGGAGGCCGACGACAACGAAGCGGAGTCCGCGAAGAAGGAGAAGAAGGCCCCTACCCCCGCGTCGTTATCGTCTGCTGCTGCTGATTTATCAAATAATTACGAAGCCGTTTCGCTTCTGCCAATAGTGGCCGCTATGAAAAAGAATCATTATTGGGGCACTGTGGCCGGTATAGTTCAAGAAGAGGACGGAGAGGGTGGCACCTTAATTTTCATTCCCAATGTCACCCCGGTAGAGTTGGGATTGGAAGAAGAGTAGAGCATGCGGGTCACACGGTCAAAAAAAATGGAAGCGTGGGCTTTGAAGAAAATCAAAGCTCACCTTGAATCACGGCCAAGATCGGACAAGGGGTGGCATGTGTCCGATTTGCTCTATGCTCGTAAAACCTTCTGGCGGAAGCTGGACCCCAAGCCTATGACCGATGAAGAGGCTTTATATTTCGTTGCGGGCCACGGCCACCATAACATTCTTGAGGCGTGCCTTGGGAAGTACGAGAAGAACAACCGTAGCGATGCAGGTGAGTTTGAAAAGCACGGTATCTTTTTTTCACCGGATATGCGGATGAAGAACTTTACTCTTGAAATTAAGACTAGCAGGGCAAGGAAGATTACGGCGGATGTCCGCGAACCTATCGATGTTTATGATGGCTATCTTAAGCAGGAGAATAGCTATCAGTCACTCATGAAGCAAGACCGGGGAGCACTGCTTGTGCTGTTTTTGAATGCAGTTAAGGATGAGGTTAAGGAGAGTTGGAAAACTCGCCCGCAGCTTCGGTGCTATAAGATTCTCATGGACGCAAAGGAGCGTAAAAAGCATTTAACGTGGCTCTTTTCAACAGCGAAGAGTCTCACTGAGGCTGTGAAGACAAAGAAGTGTGGTAAGCTTCCACTTTGCCCCATATGGCTCTGTAAGGATTGTGTGTGGTTCGCGAAGTGTAAGCCTTGGCTTATGGACCCCAAGCGAAAGAACCTACAAGAAGGGCGGGCATGAAAAAGATAAGGCTTGCCGAAGAACTTGAACAAAACTTGCTTCAAGCCGCTCGGTTGGGAGTAATCCCAATCGAAGACTTGGACCCCGAGGAGTTCAGCAAAAAAGCAAAGGCGGTTTACCTTGCAATCAATCATCTATTTAAAAAGCGCGTCCCCCCGCCACTTAAGGTTGAATCTATCCAACTTGCGGCTTCGTCTTTGTTGGGTATTCCGAAGGGCTCTGTTACGCGTTACCTTGCGGATATTAGCTCGACTGATCCCGGCGCTGAGGTACGAACTATTCTTCGATCTGCCCGCGAAAAGTCGCTACTCGTATCTTTGCTTAACGAAGCTGGTTCGCAACTCGCAACAGGGGACCTTAGACTTTCTGATCTCGGACGTTTGATCGATAAAGGGGTGGGCAGTGGCGATCCCATTAAATCATTCTCAAGCCAAGTCGTTGATAAGTTTCCCGTGCCTCCTAAAGGCTTCTCCCTCGGTAGTCTCAAGAAGATTTCAGAAATTACTAACGGGCTGTTTGGTATATGGGTTATCGGGGGAGAGCCTGGCCTTGGCAAGTCTACCCTTTCATTTCAAATCGCGCTCGACGTTGCGAAGAACCACCCCGTTGCGTATTACGATCTTGACGGCACTGGCGAAGCCTATGTCCTCGACCGAGCACGACAGATATTTCGAAACAATGTCAAAGATTTTAAGCGAAGCACTAACCAGTTTTACTTTCGTCCGTCTATCGTTTCGCTGGAAAGCGATCTAGCTTTCCTGAAGCCCCCGGCATTACTCGTGCTGGACAGCGTGCAGACGCTACCGACAAGCATTAAGTATAGCAAACAGTCTTTGGATGATTGGCTCAAACGGTTTAAGGGTATCGCTCAAAAGGGGTTCGCTATCCTACTGGTTAGTGAGAAGGCACGGTCGGAATACGGAGAGGCGAACTTGAGTGGTTACAAGGGGTCCGGTGATATCGAGTACGCGGGAACAATGTGTGTGCAGCTTCTTGAAGATCCCGACGACAACGAGCTTGTTCAGTTTCACATAATGAAAAATCGTCACGGGCGAGATAAGGGACATATCACGAACCTTGAACGTGATGACAAACGAGTGTTTTGGTTTGAGGAGGTTGGAAAATGATTAACTTTAAACGGTCCGGTAAAACGGTTGAAATTACGGTTGACCTTGAAGTGCCTGGGATGGGAATGCGGGTTTGGACGTTTAGTTGGAATGCCACCTCTGACGAGTATGCGGCTTTCCTTGCGGAAGACATGCGCTTAGCTATGTTTAAGAGGCTTAAAGTGATTCGTGAAAAGGCATATGAATATGGATGGAAAGACGTAAAGGCTAAAAACACTAAACGTACTTGGTTTGAGGGGTGGTGGTAAGATGAAGGAAATCAATTTCAAAACGTGGTTGACCTGGACGCTTCGGAAAGCGTCTTACCGCTGGCCTCCTCGGTTGCAAGCGTTAACGAATGCGCAGATTTCCAAGCCCGAGTTTAGCCGAAATCCGGGCGAGACAGTGACGCTTCGTGTGCGAAACTTTTACCGCTGCGCTCATTGTAAGCTCGGATTTTCTCGTAAGGGCGTGTCCATCGATCATATTGAGCCAGTTGTGGACCCTAAGAAAGGTTGGCAGGGGTGGGAAGAGTATGTGACTCGGATGTTCTGTCAGGTGGGCGGGTTTCAGATAATCTGTGGAAAGTGCCATGACAAAAAAACACTCAAAGAAACCAAAGTCAGAACGAAGAGTAAAGCTTCCCGACGCGCCGCCTAACGTGGCGCGGGATATCGTCACTGTGCTTCGGGCCTTCTCGAATCACATGCACGAACAGCTTAACTTTCCCCCGCACAAGGGGGACAAAGATAAGGAGGAAAGGCTTATAGCCTTAAACTGTTGGCGGGCGCAACTTGAGAGTGTGTTGGAACAAAGAAGGGGAGAGAAGGAGTAATAGTGAAAACTAAGCTACCATTAAGATTTGAAAGGATAACGTCGAAGAGGGTCCGCAACGACCAACTTCACGAAAACCCTTTACATGACCCAAAAGCGGACCGTGAAGAGGCTATCAAAGATCAAAAGGCTTTGGCGGATACCTTGGGTGTTTGGTCCGTGGGTTTCCTCGATATCGAGACAACCGGCCTAGGGGCGGACTTCGGGCATGTACTTTGCGCTTGCATTAAGCCGATGGTAAGCGCTGACATGATTACCCTCAGAATCGATGACTACAAGGGGTATAAAAAAGAACTGTGTAACGACAAGGCGCTTGTCCTAGCGATTAAAGAACAGATTGCTAAGTTCGACGTGCTTGTGCATTACAACGGCGATCAATTCGACTTGCCCTTTATCGACACTCGACTTGCGATTCATGGTGAGAGACGTGCTCCGCTCGTACATTCGATTGACCTTCTTCCCATTGTCAAAAAGAAGTTGCGCCTTCACTCGAATCGGCTGGATACCGTTGCAACGGCTTTGGGGTTGGTCCATCAAAAAACAAAGCTCGATCCTCAAGTGTGGCAGCGAGCGTCCCACGGTAGCAAGGCGGATCTCGATTATATTGTGGAGCACTGTGAAGCGGACGTGTACGTTTTAGAAGAAACCTTTAAGCGGCTAAAGGACTACATTGACTCGATCTTTCGAAGACGTTAAGCGCCGACTGCTGGCGAGACGGGAAGTGGTGCAGGGTCCGGAGCCAACACGGTGTTGGCTTTGGACCGGATCTAAGCGGCATAAAGCAGCGGAGTATGGGGGAATTAGAATTGCAGGTAGGACTTGGATGGTGCATAGGGCTTCTTACCATGCGTGGCGTGGGCCTGTGCCGGACGGCTTAGAGCTAGATCATCGATGCTCCAATCAAGCTTGTTTTAATCCGGACCACCTTGAGCTAGTGACGCATCAAATCAACATGGCGCGGGCCAGAAGTAGTAATGCAGAAAAAACCCATTGCCCCAAAGGGCATCCTTACGATTTCTGGCGAAAGTATCCGGACGGCAAGCTTAGGCGTGGGTGTCGGCGGTGTTGGACAGCCGCCACTCGACGGTCATTAGAAAGGAGAACATGAAAAAGGCATTACTGATTGGGAAGACAGGGGATATTACTGTTAGGGAGGTTGACGGGGAAAAATACGCTTTGTATATCCCGGTGCTTACTCCTGTAGAAAGGAGTTTGTCTCAAGATTGGGTAGCCCCTCTTTCAAGAAGGTTTGTTTATATGGCGTGTGTTGGGCCTTATATGGTTTACGAGGAGAGTTTGCCCCGATGA